ATTATATACAAGGAGTCTGATTCTAATGTTGTCCAAGTTGTAGAAACCATACCAGTCTCTAGCATAGGCGGAAGTTCATCTACGTATATTTACACCTATACTTCTCAAAAACCTTACAAAACACTACCTTCAGATGAAATAATAAGGGTTTATGACAAGATACCTATCAAAGCGCTTGGTCAAGAGATAATTAGCAATAGAGTTGTTTATAGCAACTTCCAAAATAAACATACTCCACCTAATTTTATAGATTATCAAGTTTCTGTTGGTGATAAGCTATCTACCTCCGTAGCAGGCTCTGCTAAGTCTACAGTAGAATATCCAAACCATAACGTAAAAGAAAATAGAAATTATCAAGTTGGTGTGGTATTAGCAGATAAGTTTGGTAGACAGTCTACAGTTATACTTTCAAACAATACAAGTAATTTAAGCTCTGGTTTTGGATCTGATACAGTATATCTACCTTATAATTCTACTAATAACTCTATAACTTTTCTTGGTAATTCTATAAAAACAAAGTTTAATGCAGTGTTTAGTGGTGTTGGTTTTGATAAAAACGAAGCAAACGGCGAGCCTGGTCTTTACAATGGTAATGCTACTAGCCCGGATTATAATCCACTTGGTTGGTATTCTTACAAGATAGTTATAAAACAAAACGAGCAAGAGTACTATAATGTGTATGCTCCTAGTGCTATGAAAGGGATGCCTAATTATTTAGCTAATAGTTCAAACCCTATTTCAGATTCTAATCCAAGTGAACAAAACGCATCGTTTATAACACTTATAAATGATAATATAAATAAAATACCTAGAGATTTAACTGAGGTGGGACCTCAAGATAAGCAGTTTAGAAGTTCTGTAGTACTTTTTGGTAGGGTAGATTTAGCAGATCCTACATTTAATCCAGGAACATATCCAGGAAAAAATGCACAATATTTTCCAGGTAGAAAATCTTTTACAACAAACACTATAGAAAATTTATTTGATTTATTTGACGTTGCAGATTTTGATGCCACAGGTACAGCACCTCCAGTTACAAACAGTAACAATCCTTATTATGCGTTTTATAGATCGGAATCTAATCCATTTATAGCGGAACTAATAACGTCTCAAGACTCTGATAATCAGTTTGGCGCAATAAACAGTGCTTATACTAATAGCTGGGTTTACACTAAGTTTGACAATTTGTCTATACTAGAAACAAAACCAGTGACATCTAGACTTGATATATACTGGGAGACTTCAACCTCTGGTTTAGTATCCGAGTTAAATCAAGCTATAAATCAAGGTAGTACTCAAGCAGCTCTTATATCTGGATGGATCTATAACCACTCAGAAAACATGAGTGATGAGCAAGATATAACAGGTGATTTTGCGTTTCAAGATGTTCTAGGTGGTAGCATTTCAGGTATATACAGTGCTACGATGAGTGTAACTAACAGCGCTAACGAAGATGTTACTTCAAGATTCAACCTAATTAGAAATGCCGGTTCATCAACTAATAACTCTTTTAAGGTGAAAACAGCAGATGGCGAGTATTTTTACTACGACACCAACAGCCTTAAGAATATTTTTAATTTTGTTTTTTCAGTCGTTATAAGCGATGGAGATGCAACAAGCAATGTTTCTAAACTAAATCAATCATTAACAAATATAGTTCCTATTATAAGCAACAACAATAATGACACTATAATGTTATCTAAAGGCGCTAGAGACGTACCTTTAGTAGGTGGTACACCTACCGGTAAAGCAACAGGTGTAAACGGTTCGAACCCAGCTGGTGGTAAATCAACAGATAATTTAATATTTTCAATAAGTGCACAATCTGGTGCTGGTAGTTTTGAGATAGATACAACAGATGGTGTATCGGTTATAAATACTAATCAAACATCTGTAGGTGATGGAACTTTTCAGCTAAAGCTAGAGGATGGTGGTAGCCCATCAAACTTAAGTGTTACAAAAACATTTAGTGTTAATTTTGAAGAAGTAAATGATCCTGAACCTTTTTAGTAATTTATCTAATCAACAAGTAATTATAAAACAATGGCGGCAGTAATAGAAGTTAAGTTTTTTAACTCTTTTATCTTAAAGAAGACTCAGAACGATAGTAATGTTCCTGTTTGGAACGGATCCACTGGTGTACCTAGCAGGTGTAGGCTGGTAGGTTACCCTGTTTTAGCATCAAACACAGTTAATCAAAACTATAGTTACTACGTTGAAGAAGCTAGGATTAGAGGAGGTTACAACAATACAAACGTGTCTTACGGTGTTAGAGCTTATTTAGTTGAAGACGAGCCTAACTCATCAACTAGATCTAACTCAATGATATACTCAGGTATATTTAACTCTAGAACAGGTGTAAACGATACTAATGTATTTAGTGTTGGTAAAGATATAACAAAGTCCGTAGATCCAGCTAATGGTAGTATACAAAAGCTTTATGCTGAAGACACTAACTTAATTGTATTTCAAGAAAATAAAGTCAGTAGAGCATTGATAGATAAAGACGCTATATACTCCGCTGAAGGAGGCGGTAGTGTTACTTCATCTAACTTAGTTATAGGTCAAATAGTACCTTACGCAGGAAACTTCGGTATAAGTAAAAACCCAGAAAGCTTTGCTGTATATGGTTATAGAAAATACTTTACAGATAAAAATAGAAATGCTGTTTTAAGATTATCAAGAGATGGTATAACTGAAATATCTAACTATGGTATGGTTGATTATTTTAGAGATGAATTATCAACTTTAGATAATATATCTATACCTGGAAAAGCTATTGGAGCTTGGGATATTCATAATAAGCAGTATGTTTTAAGCTTACAAAAAACAAGTAGTTATAATACATTGTCTTTTGACGAAGCTGTACTTGGTTGGACTAGTTTCTTTGACTACAACCCAGAGCAGGTTTTTAGCTTAGGTAGTAATTACTACTCTGTTAAAAGCGGTAAATTATGGCAACACTATTCACCAACAGCACTTAGAAATAACTTATACGGATTTCAATACGATTCATCTATAGAGTTCGTGTTTAATCCAAGCCCTAGTACATCAAAAGTATTTAAAACTGTGAACTACGAAGGCTCTAATGGCTGGGAAGTTTCAAGCTTTAATGCGGCTAGAAGTTTTGAGTCAAATGACACGTCTAAACCTGTGCTAAGTTTTGACGATGGTGCTTATATAGATCCAACTTATGGAGTAAAAGTACATGCTGGGTTTGATAAAAAAGAAGGTAAGTACTACGCTAATTTAGTTAACTCTAGTCCAGCTACTACTGGAGAAGTTGTATTTGGTGCTAGTATGACTGGTGTTAAGGGTTATTATTCAACAGTTACAATAAAATCAGATAGTGACAACAGAAGTTTGCCACTTGAATTATTTGCAGTGTCATCAGATTATGTGACATCTGCTTATTAAATACAATTAAATGCAATTAAATATTAGAAAATTAAAAGAGAGCGACTGGGAAACCTTATGTTCTTGGTGGGATGAATGGCCTGAATGGCAAAATCCACCTAGAGATTTTTTACCTGATAATGGTAAAGGAGGTTTAATGGTTGAAAAAGACGTGCCTATTGTGGCGGGTTTCATATATTACACTAACTCTAAGGGAGCTTTACTAGAATGGGTTGTATCTAATCCTGATTATAGAGAAGCTGACAGAAAACAAGCTATAGCGCTTTTAATAAATGCAGCTGAAGAAGTTTGTAGAAGTAATGGTGTAAAGTATATGTTCTCTATAGGTAGAAATGAATCATTAATAAATATACACGAAGAGCTTGGTTGGAACGTAGACAGCAAGTCTTCTAGGGAATTAGTAAAAAAAATATAAATTATGGGTGTAGTAACGGCAATGGCTGTAGGAGCAGCAGCAAGTTTAGCGGGTGGTGCTATAGCTGGAGGAGCAGCTGGTAAGGCAGCTAGGAGAGCTAGAGGAGAAAAGCAAAGAGCTGAGGCTGAGTTAGAGTCTATTAAAGAATCTAGACAGGAGATAACAAATCCATACGCCTCTACTGAAGATCTTAGTAGTTTAGCTACTGACCTTAGTAGCCAACTATCTAATCCATTTGAGAGCTTAGGTGTTGCAACTAAAGCAGCTGAGATACAAATAGAACAAGCTGATATATCTTTAGCAAATACACTAGACACATTGAGAGCTACAGGTGCTTCAGCTGGTGGAGCTACTGCTTTAGCTCAAGCAGCTTTGCAAAGCAAACAAGGTGTTGCGGCTAGCATAGAACAGCAAGAAGCTCAAAACGAAAAACTAAGAGCTCAAGGAGAACAAAACTTAATGAACGCTAAAATGTCTGAACAACAACGTATGCAGAGCGTAGCTATATCAGAGGGTCAAAGAGTGCAAGCAGCAGAAGCCGCTGGTCAACAGTTTATGTTTCAAGCCGAAGAAAATAGAACTAACATGGATCTTGATAGAGCAGCTAGTCAAATATCACAAGCGCAAGCGGCTGAAGCTTCAGCTAATCAAGCTAAAGCGTCTGCATGGAGCAATGCGATGAGTGGTGTTGGTAATATAGCCCTCCTCAGTAATAGAGGCAGATCTTTAAAAATAAAGTATAATATGAGTTATAGAAACCCACAAATAATAGTAGATAGATCAGCTGAGATATGGGCTCAAGGTGTTAGTAAAATAGGTGATATTGTTAGCGCTGGTATAACATAAATACGGTGAAGCAAAAAAATAGCTGCAGAAAAGCAAAAAAAATAAAAGAAGCTGAAAATAGATTATTTAGTTAACACTGAGTTACAACAAGATAAGGATATATTAAAAATTGTATCAGGGGTAAAAGACATAGGGTTAAATCAGAACTCACTAAAATATTCCAAGATAAAAGTGCTGCCGCTATGGCAGCTTCAGCAGAATTAGGTATAAATACTAATTTAAGTAAACAGCAAAGGCAAAAGTATAGAAAATCTATTACTGATTTTCAGTCTTACATGACCAACACTAAAAATCAAATAAACAATATATCTACTGGAGCTCAAGAGTTTAATGAAGCTACTATAGACCAAATAGTAAATGGCCACGCACCTGCTAGTGGTGATGAAGTTTCCAATCTAATAGGCGTAGTAGCTATTAGTGGTAGAAAAACACCAGGTATTGAAAGTGAGGTAAGCGTAATTGCTAATGATAACAACTCAAATATACTAACAGTAAACTCACGAATAAAAGTTGGTAGCGAAGTGTATAATAAATTTAAAGAATCTGGTCAACTAGATGAATATGAAGAATCTAACGGTTACGTTAATGTAAAGTTTGAGCGTGATCTATCTAAATGGGATGGTACATTTTTTCAACCTATAATGAGCTTTAGTGATAGAAATAAAAGATTTCAAGAAATTGGTATAGTTGATGAGAAAGAAAATCTTACCAAAGATTTTGTGTTTCAAAACATAACTACAAGAACTGCAGGTGGTTTTCAGTATAGAGAGCAGGTTATTGATGAGCAATCATTAAGAAGTAATGTTGCTTATATGGACCTATTAAAAGCTAACGCAAAAGGGTTAATGTCTCAAGATATTAAACAACAAAGACAGTTTATCACCGGTAGATTAAAATGGACAAGTGATACAGCAGAAGCTTATGAAAACGCTACTATGAAGCAAAGAGAAGCTTTTTTAATAGATCAAGTCACGCGAAAAGATCTTGAAGCTATGGGTGAGTCTAGAGAAGTTACGGATGAAGATGTAAAAAATATACCTGGTCTTAAAAAGTATATTGAAAAAGATGGCCAAAAAATACCAAACAGAATATACACTAAGAACATTGGAAAAATTACAGCTGTAAAAGCTCCGGATGAAGATGATCCAACAAGTACACAGATTAAGTTCAATAATAAAGTTAATTTTGCAAATGAAACTTTAAATGAAGTACTTTCTTCAACAGGCGAAACAAAAGAGCGAGGTAGTAAAAAGTTTACTTTAGAAGAACAAGGTTCCTTTTTAACTATATTAAATAAAAAGCGTTTAGCTACAGATGAAAAAATAGTAAACACCCCCAGATCTAGAAAGTCAGTTTTTAAGTCAATATAAAGCTGATGGGTTTACACAGGAGGAGGCGAAAGAAGCGTGGAAAGATCAAAGTCCAAAAACACCTTTAGCATATATGAGGGGTAAGAGAGTAATAGGTGTGGACTTATCAAGCCCTACCACTATGCGTAAAACAATAATAGAGTTGCTAAATCCAGGAATAAAAGCTGGAGAAGTAGATAGGATACTAAAAGCAACTATGAGTAAAAAAACTAACGCAAACCAAGATTATAACTAATAAAATTAAATAAAATATGCCAGTAAAAAGATATGAAGTCGACGGTAATCCTTATGATGTATCTGAAGCTAAGGAGCAAGATTTTTTAAGTAAATTTAGTAATGCTGTTTTTATGGGCGTTCTAGATGAAAAAGGTATGGTTATAGAGCAAGAGGTTGAAAACGAACCACAGGATTTTCCAACAAGCGCTGCAGCGGATGCGGATGTAGTGCAGCCAATGACAGCATCACAAGCAGGCGTTACGGAGTTACCTTCGGAAGATACTTCTTTGGATTCAGTAAAAGTTAAACCACCTAAAGATAGAAAATACGGTAAAATATTTCAAATTCCAAATTTTAAAAAACAATCACCTAAAGATATAGCTAACGCTTATAATCAAATGTATGGTGGTAAGAATGGTGGATTTGAATTTACTTCAAATGTAAATAACGTAACTATAAAAGCTTTAAACGGTGAATCTATAACGGTAAATACTAAGGGTCTTTCAAATCCTATGGCTCAAGCGCGTATGAGGCAAGCTGATCCGTTCGATTTGTCAGGTAGTAAAACCTCTCCCCAGCAAGGTATTGGGGACGATCCTCAAGAAGTTATAAATAATTTTCTAAAAGACAACTTCAATGAGGATTTAAATGTACAAAATCAAAAAAATATTAAAAAATTTGAAAGTTCTATAACTGACAATATAGAGCAATTGGCTTATGATTATATTGAATCTGAAGATATTCCTTATGATCCCACTATGCCTATAAACTCTTTGATGCAGTCAGATGGTTTTAGAGATTATGTAAGAAAAAACTCTGTTGAGAAATATGCTGAAAATAGAGACATATCAGGCTCTGGTTTTTTTGGTGGTATAAATTCTGAAGACATTGGTTTAACAGGTACTCAACCTGATAAATTAGTAGATAAAATGTTACAAGACATGTCTGCTAAAGAAGAGCAATTAAATGAATATAATATCATTGAGCAATATGTTAAACCACTTAAAGAGTCTGGAAATTGGTTAGAAGCTAGCAACAGAGAGAAGTTACAACATATAAATAGTATAAAAGACCCTAAACAAAAAGAACTTGCTAAGGTTAATGATAGATTAATTAAAATAAAAGAAAGCCTAAATCAACCTAATACAGGTGTTGGTGATGTGTCTCAAAGTGCTTTATCAGATGAATTTGAAAAACTAAAAGAAAGATCTTCGCTTCTACTAAAACAAGCTATAGATGAAGATGCTGAGTTTTTATTTGCCCCAGACGGAACTAGAATTTCACCTGCATTAGCTAAAGCAAGTGGTATAGACGTTGTTGATTTAACAAAAGACTACGATATAGCTAAAGTTGAGTTAAAAAAGAAACTAGACACCTCAGACTCTCAAACAGTACAAAATGATTACAGAATACACTTGGCTGAATTTAGTGGTTTTCAAGAAGAGATAAACACTAAAGAGTTTGACATACAGGTTACTCCAAACATATGGATGGCTAGTCTTTACGATAAAGGTTATTCAATAAGTAAAAAAGAAGGTTCTGCTGGAGTTATAAAAGGTGTTAAGTTAAAGGACTTGTTATCTAGCTTATCATCTATACCTTCTAATGAAGTTAAAAATACTTTAAAAATAGATAAACCTGAGGCTAAAAACGGTGAAGCTACTGTTCAAATGAGTGATTTGCATAGATACGTAGAAAACACAAGACAAACTCAAAAAAGACTGTCTACAGAGCACGCCGCATGGAAGCAATTGTATCTTTTGAATGTAGATCCAGGCTCAATAAAAGCTGACGATGTTGTAAGTCAAGCTGGTAATTTTTTAGCTGGTGCACTAGACGCAATGCCTGGACAAGGTAATGCTGGTTCTGATAGTTTTAGAAAAGATAATTTATTTAGAACAGATAGAGATGACTTGAATGATGCAGAGGCATTAATAAGTAAGATAAATACAACATTAGAACCAGATCAAAAGCCTTTTGAGTTATCTGCTGAGCAAATGGATTCTTTCAAGCAGGGCTTCGGAGAACAGTTTTGGACTGGTCTAGGTGGTTTTGTACCTATGATCGCGGAATTAGGTTTAGTTAGTGCTATGACTGGAGGTATGGGTAACGCTTTTGGTATGGCTAACTATTTAAGTAAATTAAAAAACGTAACCTACTTAGCTAAAGCTGGTAGAAACAGCGTAACACCTGTATCTAGAGCCATTATGGCAGCTAGAGCTAAAAAAGCTAAAATGAGTATTGATGCATACGCTAAGTCGAAAGGCTTCAGTAAAGCCACAGGTACTGCATTCAACAAGGCCCAAGCATTGTTTATTCAAGGAGCTCAAGAAGAAGGTAAGATGGCGTTACTATATCCTATTTTTGGCGTTGATATGCCTACTGGCGCAGGTGCTGGTTTTGTAATTGGTGGTCACGCTATGAGAAAAATATTACCTACTAATGTGTTTAAAGGTTTCTCTGGAGCCGCAGCGATGAATACTGCTTTAGAAAAAGGTTTATACTCCGGTTTAGGTGGTGCTGCTGGTGCACAAACAGCTGCTCCATTAGAAGCCCTAATAGCTGACCTTCAAAACAAAAAATCTTTCGACACTTTTGTAGAGGAGAAGTATGGTGATATGGAGGACTGGGCTAAGCACACTTTTATGGAGGTTTTGCAGTTTAGTATGATTGGATTAACACATGCTAGTAAGGCTGACAGGAGTTTGACTATGCAGTCTAAAAGAAATCTATTACTTAAAACAAACAAAGAAATAACTAGTAGGTTAGAAAAAGGAGATGCGACAGATCAATTAGGTAACCAATTTCAATTAAGAAATGAATTAATAAATCAAATAAGAGTAGCTGAAAATAGAGAAAGATTCTTAGATAAAAACGTGTTGGCAGCGGAGACTCAAGGTTTATTACAGAAATTCAACAAGCAGTATAAAAAAGAAAATGGCACAGAGGCTTTTACTATGAATGTATCTACCAACGGTAGAGGTATGAAGCTAGGTGAAGGAGAATCAGCAGCTGTTACAAAACGTAATGGTAAACTACACGTAAATGTTGATGTTTCTAAAATGAATGAAGGTACGCTTCCTCATGAAATATATCACGTTGTTTCGCGTCTAACTTTCGGTAAAGATGTAGGTGTACAAAAAGCACTACAAGAAGGATTAGCTAAGTCTGTTGGTAAAATGAATTTTGAAACTGTTGATCCAAGAACTGGAGAAGTAAGAAATATAGAAAACTTACCTGAAGCAGTTAAAGAAGCTTACGAAAAAACACAAGATAAGGATTCAACTTTTGAGGAATTTAACGCTAACTTAATTGACTTGCTAAGTAGACCTGAAAATAGAGACATGTTAATAGAAAACAACGTCTTAGGATCTCTAAAGCAAAATATAAATACTTTTTTAGAAAAATCTTTAACAGGTACTGCTTTAGAAAATACAAAGCTAGGTAAGGTTTTATTACCTGAACTAAATAATCCTGATGCTGTTGTCAAGTTTTTATCTAGACTAAGTAAAGACTTTGGTAAAGGTAACTATAGCCCAAAATTAATAAAGCGATTTCAAGATATAGAAATAACTAAAGACGGTAAGAAACTAATTGAGAAACAGACTGGTAAAGTATTAAACATAGATAAAACTGCTCAAAAAGAGTTAAAACAAGAGTCTTTAGACCTATCTAATGCAAATAAAAAAGCTTTTGAAGAGTTTGAATCAACTGGAAACAAAACGGATCTTATAGGTAAGGTTTATGAAAATAATCAAGGTTTAATACAAAGCTTTGTAAATAGAAAATTTGTAAAAGGATTAGGTGTATCAAGAGAGATGTTTGAAATGGAGGTTGGATCAGAGATATACGATAAAATTCTCGGTACTTATTTAAAAAGAGATGCTAAATTAAAAGACGTGCCGTTTGGCGCTTATGCTAGACAAGCCTTGTTTGGTGGCGGTGCGTTTGGTGGAGGTAGACTTGGTAATATACTAAAAAGACTAGGCCAGCAAGGTGACTTATTTAATAAAGATCTTGAAAGTAAAGAAGCACAATCTGTGATGTCTGAGGAGACTAGAGATTTTGATGAAAAAATTGTTTCGGAAAACAAAAAAAACAGATCCTAAAAAACTAGAATTAAGTATAGATGTTGTAAATGATTTAGTACCTGAAATACAGAAAGATTTACAAGAAAAAAGCTTAACTAAAGAAACATATAAATCTTTAAGACTAGGGGAAAACGCTGCTAAAGCTCTAGCGAAGGCATACGATATACGTGAAAAAGATAAAACAACATCTGATGGTAAAAAGGTTAAAGGAGATTTACTACCAAAGTGGTTCACGGTACCCGCTAGAAACTTACCCCAAGGTTCTATGGAAGGTTTTAGAAAATTAAGATCTGAGCTAAACAAAAATGCTCAAATGGTACTTAATATTTTACCTGAAGGTTACACGTTGGATAAAAAGTCTACAGGTGTGCCAAACTCTATACAAGAAGCATTTTACAATAAAAGAAAAATAGGTAGTAAGAACGTATATGAATTAAAGAAAAACATAAGTATAAAGGATGTAAAAGATTTACTAAAAGAGCCAGAAGGTAAATTATATAGAGATAAACAAGTTCAACAGATAAAAGGCTTAGCGGAGTTAGTGTTTAGAGGTCTGGTGAATAACGTTGCTAGATCAAATATGAAAATAGAAGGAGCAACAGCTATAGAGTTACAGAAGTTAGCTGATGGTAAAAATCCTATGCTAGCTCAACAGGTGCTAGGTAAATTAAAAAATACACCTGGACTAAACGAAGTTACTATTAAAAGATTAATTGGTAATTTTTTAGTAGATAGAGAAAAGTTAAGAGAAACTAATCCTACTTTTGTAGAAAGATTTGAAAGCGAAATTATACAAGATAATATAGCTAAGGCTGAAGAAGGCAAAGCTGACGCTCCAACATTTAAGACTTCAGATAAAGCTGATATTAAAATAGCGGAGATAAATGGTGCGCCTAAAGGCGTTGATATAAGCAATATCATAGATGGCAACACCGGTAAGTCTATGCGTTCAACAGAGACTTTTAAAAGAAAAACTGGTAAGTTTAAAAAAGGAGTATTTATAAAAGGTACTGAAGGTCCTGAGATGAAAAGATCTATATTTGATACAGCTAGACTTGAAACCTTTTTAGATGGAATAAGTGAACTTTCAAAGTATTACCCTGAAGATTTACAGAAATATTTTACTAAAGAGGTTCTACTACAGTCGTTTGGAAGTACTAGTAGAGGTACCGCTAGAAATGTAGGTAAGGATGCTAGAAAAATAACCACAGAAGGTAAGTTGATATCAGAGAGTGATCTTAGTAAAGGTCAGTATGAAAGAATAGTAGATAATCTAGGTAAATTGTATGAGAAAGGTGTATTTGATAATATAGAGCCTGGAGATTTTATGAGTGATGCACAGCAAAAGAATGCGTTACAAAAATTTCAAAATACTGGAGATATAAATGTTCTTAATAAATACATAAACTCTAAAGATAATGCATATAAATCAGATGTTTATTACGCTATGGGTGTTGCTAAGCAAAGATATTTATATGATGCTAAAACTCCAGCTGAATTCGAAAAAAGAGCAAAAGTTATATATCAATTAGCGGCTGAAAATAGTGGAGCTACTTCTGGTTATGGTAGACAGTTTGTGCCAATCATGGCTGTAAAGAAAACAGGTGAACCTGGTAGAATGAAGTTGGAACATTTAAAGTCTTCTTTAGAGCAGTCGATGCAAGAAGCTAAAGCTATTGTAGAAGGTAGATGGATGAAAGATGGTAAAAAAATAATGAACGACTATAAGGGCATTATATCTTTTAAAAAATACCTAGACGTAATAGATAGGCTAGGCGGTACTACAAACACCTCTGGTTTAGCTAGGATGGTTTTAGATCTCGAAAATTTAAAGGACTATGTAACAGTTGAAAGTGGCTTTAAAGAAACTTTATACGATAAGTTAATGACACAGAATGCTCAGCGAGTTGGAGCAAAATTAAGAGAGCTGAATGTGCCTTGGATGAAAGATAAAGTTGCTGCAATATCTTTAGAACCTAGTAAATCTAATGAAGTTATACTAAAAAGTTCTTTAAATAATAAAGCAGATGTTAAGTCTAGTTGGAAAGCTAATGTTGAGTTGTCTAAGAAAGCAGGTACTTTAGATAACAAGAACTCTAGTAATGCTGAATTACTCGACAAGTTAAACAACAGAGATAAAGCTATTAGGTTGGCTCAGAAGAAATTAAAAGAAACTAAAAAAGCTAGAGTTTTTGATTTCGATGATACACTAGCTAGATCTAAATCTAACGTGCTTTATACAATGCCTGACGGTACTAAAGGAAAACTTAATGCAAATGAATTTGCTAAAAGATCTGAGTCCTTAGAAGCAGAAGGAGCTAAGTTTGATTTCTCTGAGTTTAGTAAAGTAATGGAAGGTAAAAAAGGACCTTTATTTGAGGTGGCAAAGTTTATAAGTGAAAGCCCAGGAGAAAGAGATATGTTCGTGTTAACTGCTAGACCAGCAAATGCAGCTCCAGCTATAAGAAGTTTTTTAAAAGGACTAGGTTTAGATATACCGTTAGAAAACATAACAGGTTTAGCAAATGGAGCTCCATCGGCTAAAGCTAACTGGATGCTTGAGAAAGCAGCTCAAGGTTATAATGACTTTTACTTTGCTGATGATCACTTAGGTAATGTTAAAGCTGTTAAAGATATATTAAGTGTAGTAGATGTTAAGAGTAAAGTACAATTAGCAATTAGCACAGAAAAGCTAGGAAAAACATTTAACGATATAATACAAGAAAAAACAGGCATAGCTTCAGAAAAAACTTTTGGAGCAGCTAAAGCTGAGATAATGGGTAAAGGAAAAGGCAGGTTTGATATATTTATATCACCAACAGCTGAGGATTTTGCTGGTCTACTATATAAGACTCTGCCAAAAGGTAAAAAAGGTGAAGACGCCCTTAAGTTCTACAAAGAAAACTTATTCGATCCATTCGCTAGAGCTGAAGACAATATCATTAGAGATCAAATGTCGTTAGTCAATGATGTTAGAGCTTTGAAAAGTAGATTAGGTGTTATACCTAAAAAACTAAGAAAGAAGAATGAAACAGGTTTTACAAATGAGCAGGCTTTAAGAGTTCGCATGTGGACAAAAATGGGTGTAGAAGTTCCTGGTTTAAGCAAATCTGATTTAGCTGAACTAAATAAAGTTATAAAAGATAACCCTACGTATGAAGCTTTTGCTAATGAACTCTTATCAACAACTAAAGGTGATGGTTGGGCTGAACCAGGTAAAAATTGGCTTAGTGGTACATTAACTAGCGATGCTAGAACACTGCTTGGTAAAGTTAAAAGAGCTAAGTATTTAGAGCAGTGGAAACAAAACAAAGATGAAATATTTTCAGAAGCTAATTTGAATAAGCTAGAGGCAGCTTATGGTAAGAAATATAGAAAAGCATTAGAAGGTACTTTACAGAGAATGCAGTCTGGTAGAAATAGAAGTTCACAGAATACTGCGGGTGACAGAGCTTTGGATTATATAAATAATTCTGTGGGTGCTATAATGTTTTTAAACACAAGATCAGCAGTTTTACAGACATTGTCTAGTATAAACTTTATAAACTGGACAGATAACAATCCTTTAAAAGCCAGTGCTAGGTTAGTAGATGTAAAGCAATATTCTAAAGATTTCTTAGAGATAATGAACTCTGACTACTTAACAGCTAGACGTGATGGATTAAAGTTAAATGTAAGTGAGGCTGAAATAGCTGCTGACTCAGGTGCTAAAGGTATAATAAATACAATACTAAAAAAAGGTTTTGTATTTACTAAGTATGCTGATAGTTTTGCTATAGCTTCGGGTGGTGCAACTTTCTATAGAAATAGAATAAATACTTATAAAAAGCAAGGGCTATCTGAGATGGAGGCTAAAGAAAAAGCTTTTGTAGATTTCAAGGAGATATCTGAACAATCTCAACAGTCGTCTAGAACAGACAAGATAAGTCAACAACAGGCTGGTAACTTAGGTAGAGTTGTTTTAGCTTTTGCTAATACACCAATGCAGTATGCTAGACTGCAGAAAAAAGCTATGCTAGACCTTGCTAATAAAAGAGGTGATTGGAGAGAGAATACATCTAAGATTGTTTACTACGGCTTTGTGCAAAACTTAATATTTAACGCAATACAAAATGCTTTATTTGGCTTAGCTTTTGCTGATGACGAACAAGATGAAAAGCTATTATCTAAATCAGGAAGAGTTGCTAACGGTATGGCTGACTCATTACTTAGAGGTACTGGTATACCAGGGGCAATAACAGCTCAAGTGAAGAATGCTCTTATGGTTATAAACAGTGAGTCTAGCAAAAAGAATCCTAAATACTCTAAAGCTATCAAAGAAGTAGTCAGCATATCTCCAACAGTGGGATCTAAGTATAAGAAAATAGCAAACGCGTTAAAAGCAGCTGAGTATGGAGCATTTGATGACATGAAATTTAGTTTAGATAATCAAGCATATATGGCTATAGCTAATGTTATTTCAGCTACGACAAACATTCCTGTTGATAGAGCTTTACGTAAATCACAAAATATACAAGGTGCTTTAAATGAAGACTATGATATGTGGGAAAGAATAGCTATGGCTGCTGGTTGGCAAGATTGGGAGTTAGGGTATAGAAAAGAGATAAAAAGAGTAAGAAAAAGAAAACTACAAAAAAGAAAAAAACTTAATCCGGAGGGAATTAAACATTGATGAATTTAACTAAGATATTATGAAAGAAAACACACCATTACTAAAGAAGTTGATTAAAAAAGGGTCCTTGCTGGAAAAATTATAAGCAAGTTGGTATGAAGAAGAAGGGAAATAGAAAAGTTCCTAATTGCGTGCCAAAATAAACAAAACATAAAATTACTTACTTAAGATAACTATGACTAATAAAATATCAGAGAGTACTCAAGTTACATTAGACTTGAAAACAATAGGTATAATAGTTGGTGGCGCTATATCTTTAGCTTCAGTATATTTTGCTTTGCAATCAGATATACAGCTAGCTAAGGAACTACCTAAACCACCAATAGATAGAACTGAATACGATTTAAAAGATCAACTTGTTCGAGAAACTATAATAAACATAAATGAAAAAGTAGACAATAACAGTAAAAAACTAGACAAAATAGATGAAAAACTATTTGAGATCATAAACAAATAACCATGAAAAGTATTTTAATTTTAATCGCATTTATATTATCTTTTAACATGTTTTCTCAAGAAGCTACATTGCTTTATATGAATTCAGACTGGAACCACAAAAACGACTATCAATTTTTAAAGCTAATAAAAGGTGTCAAAGTCTTAGAAGTGGACTACGATTCACAGCCTAAAAAATTTAAAGAAGCTATAAGTTCAGTACCTGCTATAATATTATTTGATAAAAATAAAAAGCTAAAAAAAATATGGCAAGCCGGCTTAACAATGAAGTTAACAGTAGATCCCAAAGATATACAAAAAGTAATTAATGAATTGAATAAATAGGAGTAAAGATTATCAGGCGTACCATACCTGCAATTCCTATAATGAAAAGGGCCCTCGTATTGAGAGCCCTTTTTCTATTTAATGTGTATAGCATATTGAGTTTTTTATACACATTGGTTTTTATATGTATAAAAAAGTCATAACTTTTAGCCTTTAGCCATCACAAGCTAAACAATCTTCACTCATAGCTTGCTGAGCTATATCACCGCGTAAAACAGATTCTGTTCTAGTATAATATAAGGTTTTAACACCTTTTTTCCAAGCATCAAAATGAACTTTATTTAACCACTTAGGTGTAGCTTCAGATGGAAAAGCTAGGTTTAAACTAACCGACTGATCCACGTATTGCTGCCTAAGACCAGCTTGATTAACTAACTCTAGTTGATTAATTTCTTTAAAAGTTTTAAAAACCTCTTTAACTGGGATGTCGTGCCCCATAGTAATATTATCCAAAGCATTGATATCCTGTATGCTACCTCCGTCAGCCAGTATTTTATTCCACGTTTCATTTGTATTTAGTTTGTGTTTCTTTAATAATTTAACTAACGTCGGGTTTTTCCTAATGAAAGTCCCTTTCGCACTTTGCTCTGTAAAAACATTTGCAGCCCACGGCTCAACACCCGGTGAAACATTACCACTAAGCTTGCTATTAGAAACAGTAGGAGCAATAGCACGGAGATGAGTATTACGCATACCGGTACCAACACACCATAAAGGCTCTCCGTAAATTTCTGCCAAGTCCATTGATGCTCTTTCGCTTTCAATTTTAATTTGTGAAAATATTTTCCTAGTTTCAAACTGAGCAAGTAAACCTTCAAAAGGAACTCCTTTTTCTTGGAGATATGTGTGCCATCCAAGAACACCCAGTCCGATTGCTCTTCCTTTTTGAGCAGAACGAACGGCATTTTCAAAACCTCTAAGTCCTTTTGCTCTTTGAATAAATTCCTCCATAACCCCGTCAAGAAACCACGTGGCGTCGTATATAAGGTTAGTGTCTTTCCATTCTTCATATTTTGCTAAATTTAATGATGATAAACAGCAAACAAAGCTGTGATTCTCATCGGTGTGTAATGTAATTTCTGAACATATGTTAGTCATATGTACTTTTAATCCGTTGTCTTTATATGCTTCTGGATTTGCTTTGTTAACATTTCCTTTAAACATAATATACGGTTCTCCAGTTGCTTTTCGTTTTCTAAGTAATTTACTCCATCTAGATCTTGCGTCCTTATCTCCTTGTTCAAGCTTACGCATAAACTTGTCACCAACAATTGCGCACTGATGTAAGTTAAGCGACTGTCTGTTAACATCTCCTTTAGGTTCCCTGATTTCAAGCCACTCCTCGAAGTCATCATGTTCAATGTTGATATTAACTGAGGCAGCTCCACGACGGACACTCCCTTGATTAGTTGCAAGAATTGTTGAGTCATATATCTTGCAGAAAGGTACGACTCCATCTGATGTTCCATTACCTGTTATTCTAGCGCCAGCGGGTCTGATTTGATTTATACCGATACCAACTCCACCGCCGTGCTTAGCGAGTAGCATCATCTCTAGATTTTTCTGTCCTATGTCTTGTATAGAGTCAGCAACATCGATACCAAAGCAACTAATAGGAAGACCGCGATCTGTACCAGTATTGGAAAGGACAGGAGAAGCAAGACAAAGCCAACCATTCCAAATATAATTAAAAAAGGTTTCAGCCATTTCCGGCTTATAAAGTCTACGAGCAACTGTTTTAGCGACTCTTTGGTATGCCTCTCTAGGCGTTTCTCCGTCAAGTAAATATCCCCCGGATATTGTCTTCTTGTATACGTCCGTATTACCCCACGAAGGGTAATCTTCTCCTTTTTTCCATTCATTGTTCCACATTATGTAATTGAGTGTATTAACCAGGCTATTAACCCATTTATATTTAAAGCTACTAAGTTCCATTGTTTCCTAGAGCTTGTCTGTATTATTACTAGTATAAATCCTACCATATAAAGTTTTGGATCTATAGTCCATTGAGCAGCGATTAAAAAACCACTGCCCATATATCCTGCCCTAGTCGCTAATCTCTTCCAAGGAGTTAACCGCTTTTGCCTCACTAGCTTGTTTAGCAGCCTGTTCCTTAACTCTTTCGATCGCTTTATCATAATCTGGCATTTGTTTAATTGTTTCTAATACACCTATAGCTATTGTAGCTGTCTGGTTTAATTCACTTATTAGTTTTTGATTGATCAAGCCTAAGGTTTCAATCTTATTCTTCATCTCAATCAGTGTCTGTTCTTTCATATAATTGTTTTATAATTTCATTTTTATTTAATTCTATTTTACCAAATGTCTTCGTAGTCTTCATCTTCTCCAGCTTTTGAATAATCAGTCGGCCTAATAGCAAAAAAATCAGTATGAGTGACGCCCCCGGTAAGATGGTAAAACCAATCAAGATTAGCTGCTGCCTTCTCGTCATACGCGAAGTAGTTACCCAGGTCGACATAACCAAGTTCCACAAGTTTTTCATTTGTTCTCTTTTTTATAAAATGCTTTAGATCATTAGCTGATATACCTTCTATATCGCCCATTTCAAACATCTTCTCGATATATTTAATCTCTAAATCAACCATTGTTTCTGCAGCCTTTATAACATCTTCTCTGCATAAATTAAGTAACTGATTGTCTTCCTGACACATATGCCTAAATAGTTGACAACCCATTTTACTGTGCAATGATTCATCTCTTACAGACCATTTCATTTGCTGCCCAATTCCTTTAAGTAAATTACGTAACTGAAAAGAATACAACACTGCAAAGGCAGAATAAAGACTAACACCTTCAGCGAAGGCTGAGAATACAGCAAGAGATTTAGCAATACCAGTTGTATTGTTGCCATCGTAAGAAACGAGGTTATCAAAACGATCTGCCGTAGCAGGTTCGTGTAAAAATGCTTCATAATCTTCTAATTTTAAAGTTTCGTTTAAATAACTATAAGCAACAGCATGTACAGTCTCTTGCGAGCCAAACATCATTGCCATTTGCTGGATCTCGTGTTTCGGAAACCATCCAACAACTTTTTGAGTCCAATAGTCGGACACTGCGCATTCTGTCTGAGCGAACCCAAGTAAAATGTTTCCGACGAGGTGCTTTTCTTTTTCTGTAAGTTTTTCATTCCAATCTTTTATATCGCTTTGCATTGAGATCTCAGTATGTAACCAAAATGCTTGTGCTTGTTTTAACCAACCCTCAGTGTAGTACTCAGGGTATTCAAATGGCTTGTATGCTATTCTTTCATTAAATAATCCCATTATGTTTTTGTAAATTGTTTTATTGTTTCTAATTCATTTCTCCAAGCATCTATATGAGCCAATATTATAGGCTTAGTAGTAGACTTAGATACGTTTTTCATGTCGTAAAGCACGTTGTCTATAAACAGTCTTACGCTTTCTATTACTAAGTCCTTGTCCATTATTTAAATACCTTTAGTGATATATCAAAAAACGGTATATAAAATACGTGTATTGAAAATTCTTCTTCTACGTAAGATCTAAATCCAAGTAATACTCCTGGGTAAAATCCTACTTCTATTATCCAAGCTGTTTCTTCTTCGTTTTCTTTCATGTGCATATAATATTATATCTTTTATGTAATTGTTCTATATCTCTTGATCTTACTTTGCCTTTTACTTCCCAGCTCCATTTAACCCATTTGTCAATTTTTCTCTCTGCATATCTTTGTCTAGCTATTATTTTCTTTTGGAAAGGATTAGCTCTATCGTTCTGTCGCATTCTTTTTGATTTTGTGGTTTATATAATGTAACTGTTGGAAACTGATTCATAACTAACCTCTTAAACAATTTCCATCTCATTGGAAAAGACTCGTTAGCTCTACCTTTTGTCTCTATTATAAAATCATCTCCTATGAAATCAGGTGTATACTTAATAGGTAAGATACGTTTGCATCCTCTATTTTTGTATTCACCCTTTCCATTTGATTGTCTTTCGTATACTTCATTCTCAAAATGAAAGCCACTTAGCAGTACGAACGTTTCTCCCTCATACTTGGCTTTTATCTTGGCTTTTTTTAACGCCATATACATATAACGTTCTAAGCCTGAAGCAAATTTGATCCCGTCATAAGTAACTTTTTTACTTACAACAGGACCTCTTTTCTTTTTAAAAGGTCTCTTACCTCTTATCATGATAACCAATTACTTCATAGTTAACTTCCAAGTCCCCTAAGTTATCGTAATGTAAACCACTGTTTCCGTTTTGTGTTATAACTTTCATTCTTTCATCTTCATAAGCGTGATGCTTTAACATCAACTCTTCAACCTCATCTGATAAACAACGCTTAGCAGCTTCGATATATAACAACGCATCCATTAACTCTTCTTGAACATCGACTAAAAACCTATTAAGATCTTTCTCTTGGCCTTCTATTTCTTGCATCATTGTAGCTCCATACTTTTTTTGACCTACCAAGCTACGTTCATCCATCTTTCTAAGTACTTTTCGTACTATTTCATCTTTTGTTTTTATCTTCATAATTATAAGCTTTCTTGTTTAACAAACGTTCCATTAACCATTTTACCCTGTCTAGACTTTATAACGTCATATGCGCTGTCTATACATTTTTCTATGCTATAGCCTCTAAGCTCTGCTAAGTTAGTTAATACAACAACCATATCGCCAATAGCGTCTATTACTTCAGGCTCATCGTTCTTTAATATAGCTTGAGCAAGCTCACCGGCCTCTTCCATAAGTTTTACGAACTGAGTTCTGGCATCACCTGATTTATATATACCTTTGTCTCTAGCCCATTGACGTATATCATCAAACCTGCTTGATTCTGTATTTTGCTCTATAAATTTATTAGCATATGCTTTATTATATATATAACATCTGTTTACATTAAACATAGATGTTCTAGCATTTTTAACTATCCAGTCAATAGTTTGATTATCTAAGCTAAATACTCCATTGTCAGTGGGCCATTTTAAGCCTATATTATCCATAAGTTGTCCTTTAAGTTTATTTAAAGGTACTGGAAATGTTGATGTTTGTTCTGTTGCGTTTATATTCATTTGATTAAATAGTTTTTTGTATGGTTTTATATCTACTTTGTAGCCATAAGACTTTTGAAGTTCTATTTCCTTGTCAGATATATAATCTATATCTTTGCTAGTAAGTAGAACTTCGTATTCGTCTGGTTTATAACCCTGTTGAAGAGTTACCCGACTATTAAGATCACGTGTAACACCGATCTTTTTACCTGGTATGTGGTATAAATAATACATAATTTTATAGTTTATTGTTATACAGGTGCATATTGTGGGCGTGGTGATAATACCAACCCGTTTCAATAGATAACATATCTGCAACCATCTCCTGCAATGATGCAAATTGATACTGATCATTACAGAAACCGTACCAGATGTCATTAGAACGCATATAGACAGACATACAGAGCTTTTCGTCTATGATAGAAAACTGTATAGCATAAGTACAAGGTGTATCGTTTGTAAACCTGTTATGCTCTTTGGCATCATATATACTTATAGCTGCTTGCCTTGTGTCTGTGTCCTCTCTTAGTTTATCTACTACATAACCTAATTGGTTATTTCTTTGCCATTGATAACCATAATTAGAATTAACTAAACCATATTTATCAGCCATACGTTTCCATATAGGTGGTATACTACCGTATAGTTCTCCTAATTTATTAATACTAGGATCGCCAGATAAATACCAAGCCCATTCAGCTGCAGCATACTTTTTATTCCACTTACGCTCAACGTTTGTTATAACCTTGTCTGAAGGATTATCTATATAAAAACCACAATTGAATATAGCCTTTGTGTCACCAAAGTCAATACCTTTTTGTAGTATTTCATCTATAACACCCTCATATGCTTCATTAGCATTATTGAATCTTGTTTTCATACTTGTTGTAATAATATTTATAGTAGCTGTACATCTTAATCCATATATCTAACTTCTTATAGTTATTTGGATCTGTACTAGTCTTACCGTTATTTAGTATCTCTATAGTCCATCTAGACTCTCTTATAGCTACTGGTGATATGTATATTTGATTTCTTACACACCATCTCATAGCTTCAGCCTCTTCGTTTGTCGGAGTATAATCACCCATATCCCATGGTGACTTTTTCTTACCCATTTATTCCCAAGGCATTTTATCAGCTGATACATCTAAAGGTTCATGAGGAAGAAAACAACCTGATCTTGGTTCCCACTTAAAATGTGCTTCAGCTCCGTTTTCACCGAGGTTTTGAAACTTTATCTTAAGCACTTTAGCTTTAACTGTTTTGTTCTCATAATCTCTATGTACTAACAAACCGTGATAAGATGCATCGTACCATTCACCACCACCCTTAATGTTATACATTGTAGGCTCTTCAATCTTACCATCTTTGTCTTTATACATTTTAGTTGGGTGAGCTACAATAAATACAAGTACATCAAACTTCTTAGCAAATGTTTCTATCTTAGTAAGATACTCCATTGTATAACGGTTAACATCCTCTGTCTTACAGTCTACGTCTCTAACTTTATTAAACGGATCTATAACTAGGCATTTAATACCTTTACGTTTAACTAGCTCAGCAGCTTTTTTAAGCACTGACTCTAAAGTATAACGTTCCATATCAATGTGAAAGTAATTACTATTACAATGATCTGCTATTTGATTCCATTTATCTCCACCAATATCCTCTTTAGTTGGCATACCTTGCCAAGTCTTACGCATTAATTTATGAGCGTGTAGATATGTCGGTACATTCTCTGGAGATGCGAAAGCTGTTTTCCAACCGTAGTTCGCGTTATAGCCAACAACCATTTGATCCACGAAATCCGACTTCCCTGAAGAAGGTATTCCAGTGACAGTAATAAATTGACCAGTATACGTAGAAAATATATCGTCAAAGTTCTGTAAACCAATTTGAAAGCCAGGTTTAAAACCATTGCGAACAAAGTCAGTGACTTCATCCTCGATATCTCTGAACGTAGTAACGTTTTCAAGAGGTACGGGCCTCGCGCCTGTGATTCTTTCTGTAAGTTTTTCTTTGCCATATTTTTGTAAGTATTCATTTGCATCTTTACAGTCTTCAAATGTTGATAGAAAACAAACCTCAGATCCTAGCCTTCTAATTAACTCTGTTTGTAATGCTTGTCCAGCTTCATCAGAATCTACAGCTAATATAATCTTTTCTTTGTCTTCAAAGTAATCAATACAACTATCTAAGTAGTCTAAGTTATTAGAGTTAAGTGTTGCTCCATTTGGAACTGATATAGCGTTTGTAATACCTGCTTCGTGTAATGCTAATACATCCATTTCACCTTCTACTATAACGCAATATTCATATCCTACAATACTATCTATATTATAAAATACTTTCTCAGCCCCTTTATATAATTTAAAGTTCTTTCTTCCATCTCGGTATTTAACGTTTGTTAACTCACCGCCCATAAAATAATTGAACTTTATAACATTCTCGGTTTTACCGGTCTGTGGCATCCACTCAGGACCCTCGCTGATTTGTAAATCAATAAGAGTCTGAGCTGATATACCTCTTGTTCCAAACCATTCGATAACCTTATCACTTACAAACTCAGGCTTATCTGGATTTGTTTTGATTTCAGGTTTAACATATACTTTCTCAGCTTTACCTTTACGCTGATAAGTGTGTAATTGAAATGATTTGTTACAGTTGTGACAAGTACCGAGACCCCGTTCCCAATCATAAGAAGCACATTTTGCTTTTTGATTTTTGGGTTTCCTATTGTGAGAGCATAAAGGGCATGTACCCTGTTTCTTACCCTCTTCTAGGCCATGCTGATTGAAATTTTCAATAGCAAATCCATTGATCTCTGTTGTCTGCATTTAATTTAATTTAATTTAATTTAATTATTCTCCATCTCTACAATGAGGACATATGTCACAGAATTCAAATTCTTCTACATCCATTTCAGCATGACATACTTGACACGCTGTCTCTCCGTTATTTCTATACATTAAAACGGAAGATCATCTTCTTGAGCAGTTAACTGTGGAGCCGCTTGTTGCGGTTGACCATCTCTTGGAGCAGCGGCAACATTGTCACCATTAGTCCATACAACCTTTACGTTACCTAAATAAACCTTCGGCGCTTTAGCCTCACGTTCTTCCTTAGACTGTTCTACTACTACAGGTCCTTGGTTACCATAGTTGTCAACTTCATCGTTGATTGTTATTGTAATTGGTAGATAGTTACCTTTTTTACCCTTGTAGATTTTGTCTTTAGGTATTTCATTTAAGTTGATGTTTGCTTTAATAATACTTGCCATAATTTCCTTTTGTTATAAAGTCTTGTTAATAAAAAATTGTTGTGGATCGAAATCCGGTGTTTCGTAAAACAGTTTATACTGCTCTACAGCTCTTTGTACTTTATCTAAACCGCTTTCATAGAAAGCATCTGAACAGTCGAATATTCCTATTTGATGTGTGTTCTTATCTATAGCTATAAACACTAAGTCATAGCCGAACAGTCTTCGATAAATGTACGCTTGACTGTCGTAGTTATAGCGAAAAGCTGAGCTTCTAAATTTTGATATATCACCTGTTGTTTTAAGATCAATAACTAATTTTTCATCGTGATTAACGATATCTGCTTTACCTTTCCACCATAACCCTTCAATCTGTTTAACTCCAGGTTGTTCATACTCGACATTAATACCATTGATTAGATCCATACAAACTTTGTTTTGTTTCATTGTATCAATTAGTAGCTCTGTCTTGTCTACCTCGTGTTGTAGTAGACACATTTCACCACCTGAAATCTCCTTATAAGCCTTTGTATTTCTTGTCGTAGATTCTACTATTTTAAAATTCTTTAGTTTATCCGGCTCTAATATAGCAGTGTGGAAATAACCACCAACTAAAAAATTAATATTAGTACCTTGACGTTGGTTAAGGGCTAAAGGGTTTTTTAACAATGTAGATATATCAGAGTTACTTCTAAACTGTTGACCAAACTCTCCATAGTAATGCTCATCTATCTTAAGCTTTTCTAATATATCTTTTCTTGTTAAATCGTCCATATTATAAAGTTGTTAATTTAGTTTCTATCTCTTTTGAGATATTGTATTTAGCTTTTATAGCTGATAACTTACCTCCTTTTTTAATGAAATCCACTGCTTTTGGATAAGCTGGATCTTTCTCTGAGGTTAATGTGTTTTTAGCTTTCGGTGCTTTACCGTGAGTGTTCGTTGCATCACTGTCTGCAGTGTCATCAATTAGAAATAAATTACCTAACGCATATTTTTTTGCGTACGAAGATGCACTACCAAATTGCTGAGGTACATTCATACCTTTTTGATTCAAATCTACGCCAACTATAGATGTAGCGTTTATAGCGTTATCACCGTCACTAATTGTAGCGGTTGATTGCATCATTGGTAATGGATCAACACTGATAATTTCTTCATTGATTCTTACACTAACTCCTAACTCTAACAGAAAGGGTTTTATTGCTTCTAGGATGTCTTCGGCAGATCTGAAGTTGTACTTGCCGAATGAATTAAATCTACTTTTTTTCGATTTAAATCTTGTCTGGACTGACGCCAGTTTGTCATTTAAAGTATTTAATTTCATATTAGTCTATACATATATAATTACATATTAATTTTAGGTTTTACATAAATTTTTTCACTTAACTTACAGAAAGTCAATCACTTGCGAGCTATCTACGTTGGCTATTAATTTATCTATTGCAGCCTTTTTTATCTCAGATATTCGCACGTAATTACTAACTCCAGTTATATTTAATTTAACAGCTATTTGTTTAGCTGAGTGCTTGTCGCAGTCCATTCCATAACTTAGTCTTATCACCTCGTATTCTGCGTTACTTAAGTACTGTTTCATTATACCCATAAGGTATGCATTCATTAAATCTATGTTATAAGATTTAGTTTCATCTGGAACATCATAAGTCATCTCGTTGTCGTCGTTCTTATAAGTATTAGTTTTGCTCGTGTGTTTGTTATCTAGTGAAGCAAACATACTTGTTATAAATATTTTATTTAGATCTTCATTGTCTGGATTTTTACGTATTTCGTTTAGTTTATGTTCTGGTATTCTCATACCACCTTTATTTATATCTATTCTTCTACGTATTGCGCCTTTAACTCTTTTACTTAAAAATGATTTTAAAGTTTTTTCAACATCTGGTGATTCATCTATAACAAGCCAGTCTATTTTATTAACAGCTTTTACTAATGCTTCACTACCTATTTGTATTAAGTCATTTATACTTAATATACCAGAGGCTTGATCGGATGTAGAGAATTTTCTAGCTAGATTTTCTACTAAAGGCAAGAACTTAATTATAAGTTCATCTCTAGTATACTCATCGTAGAACTTACCTTCGAGATTTGCTATAGATGTTTTAACATCTTTTTTGTATCTCACGTAATTCTGCACATTATATTTCTTCATATTGATCTATTTTTTCAAAAGCTTTAGCCATTAAATTATCGTTAGCGTAATGTATATTACCTATCTTAGCCATCCACTCATTAAAGTTTTGTCTCATAATTGTTGGTTTAATAATTCTTTTTCTTTCTTTAGTGTATTGTTCATGTTTCTGTATATAGTTCTAGTTGAGCAATTAAGCAAGCTAGCAAGATTAGTTATAGTTATTTTTTTACCAAACTCATTAATATCTAGCATACATTGATAAATTGCTTCACTGTCTACATTACTAGACTTACCTATCAGTTTGCCAACTATACTAAGTTTCTCACTAACAGTCAGCATGTTATGATCTTTAAATATTACTTTACGTAATTTGTTTTTAGGTGGTTCATCAAGATCACTCATTAATACATCATATACTATTTTTTCATAGTGCCAAGAGCTAATATCAAAGGTAACAAATCCATTTTTTTTATCACATATAACTTTAGCCATGTTGTCAAATTGATCTTGATTCATGGTGGTATTTAGATACCATAAAACATACAAATGCCATTTAAGACTTTTGTAAGATGTTATCTTAGCATTAGTGTTAAACAATGTATAGCATTCGTAAGTACCATTTTCAAAGAACATATACTTGTCAGTATCTACAGTAGGTACATCGCTTATAGGATCTTGCCTATATACGATGCCTCTACTTACTAAATACTTTATGTTTCTTTTATATGACATTAGCCCCTTACTATATAACCTTATGGGCTGTTGTCACAGTCCCTTTTTTATTAGTTTTATTTTTTTTAAGATTTTCAATCTTATTTTTTATACCTCTAAAATTGGTTGTCAAGTTGTGTACGTATAATTTTCTGCTCATCTTTATTCTTTATTTTATGTTTTTCATTTTCGTAATAATTCCAGTATGCGGATACGCTATCGTCTTGCACTTTGTATTCGTCCGGCATACATTGAGGAGGTTCTGTAAAAGTACCCACCGGCATGCCTAGAGGCAAATGTTTTAAAACTTCTTTGCATTTTGTAATTGTTAAATGTGTTTTGTTATATCTTTTAGTATATTCTTCTCCTAACGCTAACATATGTTTATACAACCACATGTATTGATGTGAGTTCTGTCTACACCATATAGTTGACGGATGATTATAATGCGCTTTCTTATACGGAACATCTACCATAGGTCATTGTCGTAATGATGATGCGCAGTACAAAGCATCTGAGCTGATTCTAAGATCATCTTAACTACATGCTTATTGTATTGTATTCTAGCAGCTTTAACTGGATCTCTGTGTAAATAAAATATATTCATAATTACTCGTAATGTTTATCTAATAAAATCATAGCTACTTCCTTACTTATCATGTTTTCGTTATATAATTTCCATATTAACTTACTCATAATTTCTAATTGTTTTGAAGAACGGATGCCTGTAGCTATTAGCCTTAGTACGTTCGAAGTAAGTAAAGGTAGCACGCTGACCTATGTAGTCATTAATGTTAATGAGTATGTTTGCTAAATCCTTGTAGTTGTAGCCTTTACCTGGTGGACAACCAAACCTTATACCTTCGTCATCTAGCATTATAAACTTACCAAGTGTGCCTTGTCGCTTACCTTTACCTTCTACGTAGTCTACAATAGTAGCTTCAGTGTCGTGAAAGTCTTTGAACTTTTGTAAGTTGTAAGAACGTTTTTGTTCGTAACTTTTATTTAGTCTAAGTATAGAGCCTTCGTAGCCCTGAGCTAAATGTACGTTGTGTAACATCTTAGCCTCGTCATAACTTTCGACTAATGTATTTTTAATAAGAGTTAATGAAGCAGCTATCGGTAGATTTGTAGTCAGCCAATTAAATCTTTGTTCATACACAGGACCTTCTGCAATAGTATCATAAACATGATATTGTACAAGATGCTGTGCGTCTCTCATATCATCTTCAGTTGGAGTTTGTTTTCTAACTAAAGATATAATTTTCTCAAAGTCATTGCTTAACGCGTGGTTGTAAAGCTCACCGTCTAGTACTGTAAACGGATGTTTAGAGAAGAAGCCCTGTAAGTCATACATTATATGTCTTACGTTTTTAAACTCCTTACCTGTACGTGAGTAAGCACCGTCTTTGGTAAATATACAACGCACGCCATCTAGCTTAGGTTGTAAGAAAACTTTCTCGGACCAGTCGACAGGTTTTTTGTCTACTTTGTATGCGAGCATAGGTTTTATCATAATTCTTTTATTTTATTTTCTAAGTATTTTATTTTTCCGTGTATAAGAGCAGCTTTAGCATAATCTTCTTGTTCTTCAGCTCTCTTTAATTCTCCTTTCCAGTGGTATATCTCTTCAAGCACTAGCTCTTTTGTCTCTTGCTCGACACTAATATTAAATTGCTGATCCCATTCGTCTTGCTTTTTTTGTAAAGCAGTTAGAATAATATCAGCAACTTTATTAGCTAAAACGTCTAACTCTTTGTCTGTCATTTAGTTAGCAGTATTACATTTGTAAACTGGTAAGACATACTTGTTAATGAATTTACCCTTTGACTGTGAAGATCTTAAACCTTCAAAGACATGGTTCGGTACGCCTTCGTAATTATAACGGCCACCGTTGTTAAACGTAAGAGTAAGTCTGTAGTTGTCGTACTTGTAACTTGCTCTGTCAATTGCTGTAGAGTTAACGTCTACAGTCTGCATTGGTAAAACTAATCTGTTCATAAGTATTTAATTTAATTGTTAATATTTAGTTTATTATCCATTAGTGAATAAATTTTGTTTGTAAATTAATCAAGTAACGTCATATACGCATCACTGTTGTTCTTACGAAACCAAGATAATGCTTTATGAAACTCGTTAATTTGTTTTTCAGTAACTGTTTTAGGTGCTACCTCCATTACATATTGACTACCCATTATGAAGTCATACATTGATAGCTCAACACCATTGAGTTCATAGCTATCTCCACTGAAAGGGTTTGTTACTAATTCACCTTTGTCGTAAATCATACCTTTAAACCACTTAGGTACTGTTTGTTCTTTAGTTTTCATTTTTTAATTCTTTAAATATTAATTCACCTTTAACAGCTCTTTCGATAGTTAGACCATAATGATTAGCTACAATCTCATACCTGGCTCTGTCTTTAATTATTTGACTAGCATAGTTTAAGTACCTATAGTCTTCATCTACTGTTAGATTTATAGCTCTTGAGCTACCGTCTAAAAAACTACAATCTTGAGAGATCATCTCTATGTATTGCAGTGTATTTATAGGGTCAGTTATTTTATGGTTGTAGCCTTCATCAAGCAATTCATCTATAGTTTCATCTTCTATTCTACACATTAAATCTTCATAGTGTCTAGTAATAGCGTCTTCAACAAAGTCGTAGTTGTCACAGTATATATTGCTGTAATCAGGTATAGCTTCGTATAATACGTCTGTAAGTTCGTTTTCGTAGTAGTATACATCTTCACTAACATTTATACTTTTGTCATTAGCAGTAGCAATCCACACAGAGTAACCATCAGCTGTTGATTCTTCGTATACACTAAAGTCAGGGTTTTGCCATTGATCAGTTACTTCACACTCATAGTGTACAAGTACTTGGTTTCTAGCATGCTCATCGTCACAGCCTTCAATCCAACCTTTTTCAGCCATTTTTTTAGCTATTAACTCATCTGTTATATACTTAGTCATTTTTTTCTGATATTAAAATGTTATCACCATACTTAAAATCCCATGCAGAAACTTTGTGCAACTCTATATCAGCAAAAGTATATAACGAGCTAACGTCACATATTTTTAAGTCACTATAGAACTTAGTACTGCTAAGCGTAGTTATAATTGATCTTACAGAAGTACTGTATTTTTTTTCTTGTGAAGCTAGGGCTTGTTTGATTTCAGGTTTTAGCCTTTCGTAAATTGTTAATCTTGACATTTTTATTTATTTAATTACATTTATATTTTTTGCCTGACCTAGTTGTCGGTTTTCTTATTTAGAGAGAGCTATATACCGTAAAACTCTACTATTCGCCAGACATTCCCCACACTTTGTCGCGGTCGTTATTTATTCGCTGACTAATAAACACATTAGAAGATCTTCGTTAGCTTAACTACTTAAAATACCGTAGCCGTACTAAGCCCTCCACCGTGTTTATATTCTTTTATATAATACACCATCAACCTCGATTACGTCTTGCACTGAGTCTAAGTCGTAGTTTTTTATTAAGTATTTTTCTAGATACACTAATCTAGCAAGGCCGTTAGTTATTTTCACTCTTTGTTTACCCACATAAGACCTCATATTTAACTCGCTATTGTCACTAAGTGTCATATAATAATTAGTTATTGATCTTTGAGGATTTAGTTGATAGCAAGATAAATCCTTAAACCTACTTCTTATTATTTTACGCACCATACCTGATTTGTATGTAGCGAATTTACATAAACCATACTTTTTATGGTTAAGTTGGAACGTTCTAGTACCATTTTCTACGCTGTGTATTTGTAGTTACATCAGTTAGTAGTGGGTACTTAGCAAGCATTAACTCTACGTATTTGTCTTCTAGCTCTTTTCGGTGAGCTTGGTGTTGTGTTAGTGTTTTCATATTATCTTCTTCTCTGTGATTTATGTACAAGCGCACTTAGCTCTTGGCTTACTATTTGAATTGTATTACCTGTTTTGTGGTAAGTAATAGGAACATAAGAATGTTTTTTTACTTCAGAACAAGGAGGACATGTTTTATATCCTAAGTTTAGTCGATAAGGGTGGACTTCGTCGCCGCATTTACAGTACATAGTTTATTATTTTATTTATTACATATATATTATCCAGTAGTTATTTTGTTTTGTTTGTAAAGATATTCTATAGCTTTATTCATTACATAACTATGTAGATCGTTATACTCGTCTCCGTTAACAGGTTGATCTGCTATTTGCCAATCAATACTGTCTTCCATTAATTCCTTAGTGACGTCAGCAATACCTTGTGCTATTTCGTCTATTTCTTTCATTTTACTCATTACTTTTTATTTAATATTATTACTTCGACCCAACCTTTTTCACTGTGAGTTGCTTCGCAAATTAAACCATCTGCAAACAATTTTTTCTCTAATTCCAAAGCTGCTCGCCAAAGACTTGGTTCTGGCATTTCATCGTGCTCGTCGTCATACATTACTTCTCCTCTGCACTGAAAAAACTTATCGTCGTAGTCATTTTCTACATACTCAAAATCCCATCCGTTAATTCTTGTATCTTGTTTCATCCACTCTTTCATATCTATAATTGATTTATTAGTTCTTGTACTTCATTAAATAGCATTTCATCTATCTGTTCTCTTGAATAGTGATCTTTATACGCCTCGTATACTAAATCCCACGGGTTTTTAACTGGTTCTTCGTTCATTATAAGTATTTTTTAACTCTTTCTTTTATTAATAGTATATCTCTGTCTGTTATATACATAGCTTGCTCGTATTCTAAAGTGTTACTTATAATACTGCTAAAACCTTCCCACATCTTTAAATCCATTTGCATAGCAATAGAATCTATATGTTCTTCTGATAGTGTTTGTTTATCTTCTTGTATTTCGTGCCATTTACTTACTGAATCACTCATTATAGTGTCTTTTTTATTATTAATAATTGCTTTGTGTCAAACTTCTTGTGAGTTTCTTGCCACATACGGCTGTGGGTGAACTTTCTAGCTTTTGCGAAGTTAGATTTCTGACGAGTTGTAATACTATTGTATTCTTTGTCAGTGAGTCCACCACATGCACCGTTTGCTCGAACAGTACGTCTATGCCCGTCTGCTCGTGATTTTTTCTGTAGTTCCGAGTAAGCTAGTAGCTCTTTCATAGTTCTCGGGTTAGATATTACGCCCATGGATTAGTAGATTTTTCAACATAAGTTAAACCTTTGTAGTTGAACCATTGAGTAATACCTTCTTGATCTTTGTTCTCGTCATAGATGAAGGCAAATCTTTTTGGTAGATTACCTACAGTATAGCCTTTATAGGTTGTACCGTTGAGTTTTATTGTACTTGAATTTTGAAATTTAATTTTCTGCATAGTTTATTATTTATTATTTACATTTATATTATCCAATAGAAATATTATTTTGTTTGTAACTTTTTTACTTGTATATTACACTTATTAGATCTTGCACTAGCATGTCTTCAGTCTCTTCCTCTGCAGGAATACAATCCATCTCTACAAATAGCTCGATCTTGCGAATAGTTTGTTTTTTACTTAAATAGCTACTTATAAATTTAAAGTGACTTATAGTTTCTTCTGACCAATAGAATAAACTCATGGTTAGTTTCTTATCGCCCAAGCAGCAGCACTACCTAGTTTAGTTAATACTTTGTTTGCTCGTTTTAGTACAAATAGTACTTTGTGTGAAAATTTTCTCATTGTTTATTATTTATTAGTTATTAATTTTAGTCGCCTGTATACTCACCTGAGTATGTATTAGAATACCAATCTCTTCGCGCTTCATGCACTAGATCTTGTATTTGTAATAGATCTTGTCTTTGATCGATCAAGTGATCTATTTCATCTTTCATATCTTGCTCACTTAGTTTAGTAAACATACTTGTATCTAAACCATCTAGTAAGTTTTTGTCATTACAGTGATAGTTATCAAACTTTATACCATTCCAAGTCTCACTTACTATATAAGTATATTCTATATTTCTATAAGTTTTAGTCATTGTTAGTTGATTTATAAAAGTTAATTCTTGTAAGTACTTCACATCGAGATATCTTACCTTCCATTTGTAATAGTATATCTGTTGACATATCTATTTTTTTACCATTATTACAAGTTAGTATAAATTTCATATTATTTATTAGTTTGTTTACATATATATTATCCAGATAGAATATTGTTTTGTTTGTAAAAGGTGTATAATTATTTGTTAGTTAAAATAGTTAGAGAGATCTTATGCACTATCTCTTATAGTATAACACATTTCAATAAGTTTTACTTATAGTTAAATATGGTGTAAAGTGGAGTATACTCTTCCGATCTTGTTTCAGAATCAGGCCTGCAATGGAACACACTAAATGTAGTGTTACAAAAAGTGTGACATTAGCCTATTAGATTAAGATAGTAACAGGCTATTGTCACAGTTTTATATACTACTCAGTGATTAGTAGTTCACGAGCAATAACTGGCATTGAAGTAGATGAAGTGTATGATTTATACTTAGCCCAACAGTTCATAGTTTCAAGTTTTGTTTTCATAACATTGTATACATCATCATGATTATACTTTGCAACTTTTCCATTTTTGAATGTTACTTCAATGATTTGATTTTTTCCGATTAGTGATTTGCGAACAACAAATCTTTTTGATTTTAAGATTGACATAATTTATTTATTTAAGTTATTATTATTAGTTATTAATTACATTTATATTATCCAACATGTAAACTATTTTGTTTGTAAAATTAGTTTGAAATATATAGAAGAAACACAAAAGATATAATGAAAACATATAAACGATGCGTATATATACAAACGTAAACGTAAAAACAAGGGGGACCCGGTGAAATGAAAATGATTTGCGAAAATGTTTTGTAAAGTGAAAAATAAGGTGCAGTCCCCTACTCCTAAATATCTAACGAAAACTATGACATTAGCCTTATAGAGTATATAGTAAGGGGCTATTGTCACACTATTGTAAATAATAGCGGTTTTATGTGAGTATATATACTATAATAAAGCAAATATGGCTAAACCAAGAAAAGAAGGAGGACCTAAGCAAAAGTTATCGCCTACTGGGCGAGCTAGAAAAGCTGCTAGAGACGTATGCTACGCTAAAGGCTGGGTATGGAACAGTGATACTGGTACTTGTTCTAAATCTGGTAAAGGAACATCGACAAGTTCTTTGCAAAGAAAAGAGAAAAAAGCAGAGAATCAAAGAATAGGGCAAAATAGTAGTACAGATTTGCACCACGTTGGTGGTAAATTAGGTAAAACAAAGAGAGTACCAGTTGGTAGCAACAGAGGAGACAGCGGAGATGGTACTAAAAACGACAGAAAAAAGAAATAAAATACAAACATGGCGATAATATATACATATCCTGAAATAAATGAGGTAGAAGGTGAGGACTTGTTGCTTATAAGTGACACTGATCTACATAAGAGACCTACTAGGAGTGTAACAGTGGATGATTTAGCCATTTATATAGGTACAGTTATTGGTGTTGGTAGCGTCGAGAGCGTTGACACGTCCAATACTACATTTATAAACATGACACCTGCATCACCTGCCACGGGTGACGTAGTAGTCACAGCATCATTGTCAGCTACTGGTACGCCTGATAATACTAAATTCCTAAGAGGAGATAATCACTGGGCTGAAGCGGATAAAAACTTCGTGTTCGTCCAGGGTACACCTTCCACAACATGGGTTATACAACATAACTTAGGAAAATTTCCCTCTATTACAGTAATAGATACTGCGGATACCGTAGTTATAGGAGAATATACATACACAGATATAAATAAAGTAACATTAACGTTCTCGGCAGGATTTGCCGGTAAAGCATACCTAAACTAACAAGCATGGCAATTAATTATTTAAATACAGTTGATCTTAATAAGAATCAACTACAGCAAGCCGCTATTCACAACCTAGCCTCAGATCCAACTACTGGAGTATTAGGTCAAGTGTACTACAATACGACGGACAGCATATTAAAGATATGTACAACAGCAAGTATATCAGGAGGAGCAAACGCGGTCTGGTCAAGTGTATCAGGGGATTTAACCGCTATTATAGCTGGAGCCGGTCTAACAGGTACAAATCTATCTGGACCTATACCTACATTAAACGCAGGAGCTGGAACAGGTATAACTGTCAATGCTGATGATATTGCTGTAACACCTGCTCAAACAGGTATAACAAGTATATACTATGATGGCTTAGAAATCGGTGGAGCTTCTAGTGTAAACGCTATTAGTTTTGAAGCTAGTAAAATAGCGTTCACGTCAAGCAATACTCAGGTAGCTAATATGGATTCAACAAAATTCTATCCAGTAACTACTAACACAATTGCTTTAGGTAGCGCTACGAAAAAATGGTCATCGGTATACGCAACAACACTTTTAGGTGACTTAAATGGCACAATAAATACTGCCACTACAGGAGTAACACAATCAGCAGGTGACAATAGTACAAAAATAGCTACAACTGCTTACGCAGACACCGCTGCAGCTGCCACTAACGAAACATATACACTACCTGTTTCTGTAGGTGCCGCGAACTCAGCTAAAATTGATTTAACAGCTGGTGGAAGTGGATCAGGTATTAAATCTACCGTAGAATTCAAAGGTACAACCGGTAGAATAAATATAACTGAGACAGTAGGTAACAATGGTAATATCACTATTGATATGCCAGATGATGTTACTATAGTAGATGACTTAACTGTTGGAGGTGTTATAACGCAAAGTCAATCAGGTGAAACAAATAGCTTAGCTAGTAAGCTTAACATGAATAGTAATAAGATTACTAATCTTGCTACTGGTACAGCATCAACAGATGCGGTTAACTTAGGGCAAGTAGAATTACTTGTCGCAGGTGTAGGTGTTTTCAAAGGTGGTTATAATGCTACTAGCGATCCAGGTTCGCCGGCTATCAGTGGTTCATCTAACATTGCATTAGACCAAGGGGATTATTTCATAGTAACACACGATGGTGATATAACGTTCAGCGATACTACAGTTTCTGTAGAAGTTGGAGATTTTATATTTGCAAACGCTGCAATTACAGCATCATCAACCCCAGCCTCAACTCAATATACTTTTGTTTTAGCAGACGCTAACATAGCAGGTGCAGGATCAACAGACGGTGCTACAGAAAAAGGTGTAGCTGGTTTTGATTCAGCAAGCTTTTCAGTATCAGCAAGTGGTTGGGTACAACTAAAACCTCAAGCAAATCCTTACGGGGCTAAGCAAGCTCTTAACAATACTTCACCATCGGCAAGAGTTGAGTCTGGAGGTCTTACCACGTTTACAATAAATCTAGCGGACGCATCGTTATTCGGATCAGGTGCTTTAGCTGAAAACGTTAAAGTCGAAGTAACAGAAGGTTCGTCACCTTTTCAAACAGTATTTGCTGATGTAACAAGAAGTGGATCAGCTAGTATATCTGTAATATTTACAGGTTCTGTAGCAAACGACGCATATAAGGTACTATTAACGTACGTATAAACTAACTAATACCTTCAATACATGGCATTAAAATTTTTAAATAACGCAACTTTTGCAGGTACTGTATCTACTGGTGGAGACTTAACTATTGGAGGTACAGGAGGTATTTTTATACCAGAATATATTTATCATGGAATATTGAAGCGCAAGATACATTTGTTTTAAACTTTAATAAACGCTGGTAACAAATGGCAGCAATTATTTGATGGTTCTAATGGATGGAATTAAGATATTACAATGGTAGTAGTTGGAGTTCTAATTATTTAAATGTAAATACTTCAGGTAAGTGCAACTTTTGCAGGAACGCTAACAGTTACTTTGGATTTAGTGGCGCAGATACTTACATTGTAAGTACAGGTGGTAGTACTGCTTTAACAATTAACTCTTCACAAAACGCTACTTTTTCAGGTGATGTAACAACAGATGGAATATTTAAAGTAGATACTGCTCCAGATGATAATATTTTGGAAGTTACTCAATCAGGAAGAAAAATGGCTTTAAAAACTTCTTTTGCGGGAGATACTGTTGGTAGTTTTTGGGCATTTAGAGTAAGTAATGGTAATGTAAATGGAGGTACGACAGATGCTTTAATAGTTAGACCACAAAACGCAACTTTTGCAGGTAATGTTACAGTTGGTCACGATCTTAAAATGTCTACTAATGGAGAAATAGATTGGAATGCTGGCGCTGTAAAACTTATTGGTACGGCTGATGACATAAAACTACAAGGTGGTTCTTTATCTATAACAGGTGATGGAAGTAACGCTGTTACTCTTACAGAAAGTGGTAATGGTGATTTTACAATAGATGCACCAGATGATATTAGATTAGATGCTGGAGGTGGTGACATAGTGTTAAAATCGGCAGGCACTGAATATGGTAGAATCTCAAAATTAAGTAGCGATCTAAGTATAACTTCCTCAGCAACTAACTCAGACATATTAATAAATCCAAATGGTAATGGCAACGTAGGTATAGGGACGACTAGTCCAAGTGATAAACTTGAAATCGGTAATCTTTCTAATTATACAGGATTAACATTAAAAGGAGCAGGTGCTTCAAGACCAGCTGTAACTTTTAAAAATGTTAGTCAAAGCCTTTTAGGTTCTATCTATGGAACGGAGAGTAGAGGTATGATTATAGAAACAGGCGGTAACGGTACGCTTGGCACAGTTGCTATGACTCTTAGTTCAACTGGAGCACTTAAATTAAATACATATACTGCAGGTACTCTAGTATCAGATGCTTCTGGTAATATTACAGTATCAAGTGGCGGCGGCGCTGGCGGCCCTTACTTGCCACTAGCTGGTGGTACAATGACTGGGAATACAAAACACAATGATAATGTGTTTTCATATTGGGGAAACAATGACGACTTAGCTATAAGACACAACGCAACTGATACTTATATTGAAAATTACACAGGAGACTTACAAATTGTAAATTACGCTGACGATAAAGATATAATCTTTAAATCTGACGATGGTTCTGGAGGTACAGCTACATATTTTAGAGTTGATGGTGGTGCAGTTGAAACTAGATTTTTAAAATCAACACGACATTTTGATGATGTAGGAGCGTATTTTGGAGATTCTGCAGACCTTCAAATATACCACACCGGAAATGATAGTTATATAAAAGACGCAGGAACAGGTGATTTAAGGATTGTAGCATCACTTACAAAAATCTATGACGCAGACATGAGTCATCTTCAGGCCTCGTTTACAGACGGAGGCTCAGTTGATCTATATTATAGCGGTAATAAAAAGTTTGAAACTACAAACACAGGTATTAAAACAGGTAATATTGATTTGCCAAGTAACGGAGCAATATTATTTGACAATACGAATAATACCGAGCAATATTATATAAGAAATGGCGGTGGCTCTCAGTCAAGTTTTCAAATAGGTAAAGGTAATCCAGGTTCAGATATTAAACTTATTATAGACGACGGAGGTAACGTAGGTATCGGTACTACAGCTCCAGGTGAAAAACTAGTAATTGCAGGTGGTGTATTAGCTTACGGTGATACTAGTTCAATTGGTAGTGGCACTTCTTATTACTTAGGGAATAATCCAAATTCAAGAGACATTGTATTTACTCGTGTTGCTAATGCTGAACTTGGTATTGGTCGCTATAATGGTGGATGGTATGAGACAATGCGTTTTGATGCTGACGGCAATGTTGGTATCGGGACTACGAGTCCAAGTTCACGACTTACAGTTAAAGCTGCAGGTTCTCAAACAACTCAAAGAGCAATCACTATATTTCATGATAATACTTTAGCTGAAGGTTATGCAAGTATTGGTGCACAATATACGGCAACTAATGGATATATTGACTCGGAGATAAGATTTGGTAGTGAAACCTTAAATGGGGCTTGTTCGTTTATGAGTTTTGCAACAGGCTGTAATAACACTATTACACAAGGTTCGAATTCAGAAAGAATGCGTATTACCTCAACCGGAAACGTAGGAATAGGAACGACTTTGCCTGGAACTTTACATAATGCATCTTACGGTACTACAAGGCTACACATAGACGGTGGTACCGATAGAGGACAAATGATAATTGAAGGAAATGATTTTGCAGCAGTTATTTTATCTGACAATACAGCAACTGCAAATGAAAGAGTTTTTTCTACTCAGGTGTTAGATGGAAAATATCAAATAAAACCTCTTAATGATAACGGAACAAGTACAGTAGGAGGAGAAGCTATTACTGTTTTACACGGTGGTAACGTAGGTATTGGGACGACTAATCCTACGCATAAGCTAACTGTAAATGCACCCAATGATACCACAGCGGTAGGTATAGATTTTCCTTCAGCTCATTTTGATTTTTCAGCTAACAGCACAAGTGGGTATACGACTTCTTTTCACATGGATGATACAGCAACTACTATAGGTAGTGATAGTGCTGGAAGGGCTTTAAAATTTCAAACAAATAATACAGATAGATTATATATAAAAGGAAACACAGGTAACGTCGGGATCGGGACTACTAGTCCTAGTTACAAGCTAGCAAGTTACTCGAGTGGAGATGAATTTGCTATAGTAGCAGGTGCTGGAAATGCTGTAGGAGAATTTACAGGTATTGGGTTATCTGGATATATCGCAACAAACGCCGCTGTAAAAGCAGGTTTAGTTCTTGAAAGAGAAACTAGTTGGGGTATTGGTAAAATGCATTTCTTGAACAATAACACTCTTGGAGATAGTGATGCTACTTTATCAGATAGTAAAATGACTATAGACTCAGACGGCAGCGTCGGTATCGGAACTACTAGTCCTGATGCTAGGTTAGAAGTATTAACAACAACTACAAATAAATTTGTAAGATTTAGAGCAGACAACAATGAGCAAAGGTTTGAATTTTATGTAGGAGCAAGTGGTAATGCTTCAAGAATGTCTATGCACAATGATGCAGCAACAGAAACTATAAGGTTTGCTTCAGCAGGTAATTCGTATTTCAATGGCGGTAACGTGGGTATCGGAACGACTAGTCCTACATCAAAAATACACGTTATAGGTCAAGATGCTACTTTTTACTCAAATACAAGTAGTCAATCTATGCAAGTAGGTAGAAATGCTAGCGAGAGACTTGAAACTTTTGTTAATGATAGCAACATAAAGCTAACTGCTTACCAAGACAGTGATAGCGATGGAGGACACGGTTTTATAATAGATAGATCATTCGCTGGATCTGGTGCAAACTATTTTGATATTAGAAAAGACGGCAGCAGCCAAATGCGTATTAATAAAGACGGTAACGTAGGTATAGGTACGACTGATCCTGGCAGACCTTTATCAATAAATTCAGATACCGCGCATAGAGCTATAAGAATTTTAGAAAATGATTCAGCAAACGAAAGTTGGGATATTGGAGTAGATGTTGATGGTGACCTTAATTTTTTCAATAGTGCTGACACAAGTCCAACAGTATCATTTTTAGATACTGGTAACGCAACTTTTGCAGGGAATGTAACAATAGGCGACAATAGTGCTAGTGAAATATTTTTAGCATTTAATTCTTCAGCAACAGATTTTGCTTTAGGTGCTAATGGTAGTAATTTTATGATTGGCACTAGCTCTGATTTAGATAGTGGTAATTTAATAACTCTATCAGGAGCTAATGGCAGATTAGGAATTGGTACGACTAGTCCTCAATCAAAACTACAAGTTGCTGGTGGTATACAAATGGCTAATGATACAGCTACAGCTTCAGCTGCTAAAGTAGGTACAATGCGATACAGAACTGGTACAGAGTATGTAGAAGTTACGGGTACGGAAATATTACCAAATCCCGGTTTTGATACTGATACTAATTGGGTAAAAGGAACTGGTTGGACTATAGCTAATGGGAAAGCATCTGTAGATAACGCCTCAAGTACAGCGCTATCTCAACCTTCATTTGGCGTAACAACTGGAAAAATATATAATGTGCGTATTGATGTTAGTAATTATACTTCTGGATCTTTGCAAGTTCAATTTGGAGCGTCTCAAGTTATTGCTTCAATCGGCGCAAATGGCGAGTATAATTATACAGTAACATCTACTATAACAGGCGGTACCTTTTATTTATATGGAGTAGGTGATTGTGAGTTTTCAGTGGACAATGCATCGGTAATAGAAGTAGACAGCAGAAGACGCAAGCTACGCAGATATGTGTATGCAAACAGGTAGTTCAACATACGAATGGGTTAACATAGTAAGAAATACATATTAAATGAGTACAGGAAAAACATATTCAACTAAATACCTATTAGACAGTAATAATAATAGAGGAACCGAAGGTCAAATATTATCAACAACTTCAACAGGTATAGACTGGGTTGACGCTAATACAGTGCCTGGAACAGGTCTCTGGGTTACTAGTGGTAACAATATATATAATAGCAATTCAGGTAACGTCGGGATCAAGACAACATCGCCAGCTAACCCTTTAAGTATAAATTTTGCTCCTAACGGTATAAGTAGTATAACAACAAGTAATAATAGCACTGCGTGGAACACAAGTTCAGCTATAATGTTAGAAGGAGCTTCTAATAGTAATGGATTAGGTTTTGGAGTATCTGGAACAGCTAATGACAGAAAATCTTGGATTCAATCCGGGCACCCCGATCAACAGTATGCAAGTAGTCTTGGCACTTTGGCTATTAATCCATTGGGCGGTAACGTTGGGATCGGGACGACTAGTCCTTTAGCAAAGTTACATGCAAAATCAGGTGACTCAGGAGTAAGCTCTGTGGACACTGGAACATCTGCTATAATAGAAAGTGATACAACTAACTATTTAAGATTTTTAAATCCAGATTCGGCTAACGCAGGTTTAGTTTGGACATCGCCAAGCGATAATTTTGCAGCTTACTTAAGATGGAAATATAGTTCTAGGGTATTGGAAATGGCAACAGCTAAAACCAATAGCAGTATTTCTTTTTCTACTGGAAATGCAGATGAAAGAATGCGCATTACCTCCGCGGGTAACGTCGGGATTGGTACGACTAGTCCTGGCAGTAGGCTTACAGTGTCTGGTACAAATAACGCTACATCAGAAATTACTCTTATAAACACTAATCCATCCACAGATAACGATTGGTCTATTACACCTTTTTATAATGACCAAACTTTAAGGTTTAGAACTAATAGCGCTGCTACTACAGTTATGACGTTAAAAGATAACGGCAACGTAGGGATCGGAACTCCAAGCCCTAGTGGACCACTACACGTGAAAGGTTCCACGGATGATGTGGTTGTTTACATAGATACTAATAATAATGCTATTGGTGACACTGCTTCCATACAGTTTAATGATAGAGCTAAAGTTGGATGGTTTGATAGTGCTGTTTATTTAGGTGATAATGGTCAAAATAAAGATATAAAACTTAAGGTCAACACAGCGGATATAATATCTTTAACATCCAATACAGAAAGAATGCGTATTACCTCTGCTGGTAACGTAGGTATTGGGACTACTAACCCTGTAACTCTTCTCGATATACGTGGAGCTGGAACAACCTCAAATCCAGCAACTTCTGGTACAACTCCAAGCACTGGTACAAGATTTAGGATAGCCAGTTCAACAGGCGCTTCAGCTGTTATAGATTTTGGTATTAGTTCATCTGGCAGGTCTTGGCTACAATCAACAGATAGAACAGATTTAGGTGCTGAGTATCCTTTTTTACTTAACCCAAACGGTGGTAACGTAGGAATAGGAACGACTAGCCCTGAGGTTAAGTTAACAATTAAAGGCGATGCTCTTAATACTAATCAACCTGTAAGAATTACAAACAGCGTCACAGGATACACATACTGGACTGTTTTTAAATAACACAGGCGGTACTGTTGGTGAAAAATACGGAATGCAATTTGGAGGATATAATCAATATTCTATAGGCGGAATATTTGGAGTGTTAGATTCTGTTTCAGGTAATACTTCAGGTGATATTACCTTTGATTTTGGCAACGGGACTTCAGCAGGCTCTTTAGTTGAAAAAATGCGTATTACTCACGAAGGTAACGTTGGAATAAACTGCACACCCTCTTATAAATTACAATGGAGTGATGGCACAAGAACGGGATTACTTGACACTAATATAGGTGCAGTTGTAATTGGTTCAGTAAGTAATGATGCTCTTGCGCTTTATACAAATCTGACGGAAAAAATGCGTATTGATAGTTCTGGAGTAATTAAATTCAATGCTTACGACGGCACAAATAACACAGGTAGCCCAACACATATACTAGGTACAGACGCGAGTGGTAATGTAGTAAAAAGTACAGCTGGTAGTTCTATAGGTCCTTGGTTACCGCTAGCTGGTGGGACAATGACTGGGGTAACCCAATTTAATGATCATACTAATTACGGTGATCAGGTTTATGCTAGATTTGGTGCTTCACAAGATCTTCAAATATTTCACAATGGTACTGATTCATTTATTGATAACTATACAGGTAGTTTAACAATTAGAAATAGACAAGATGATGGACATATTGTATTTACTTGTGATGATGGATCTGGCGGTTTGGCTTCATATTTAACTTTAAACGGAAACAACACACACGCTTATTTTACAAATCCAGGCAACGTCGGGATCGGAACTAGTCCTGGTGTTAAGTTAGAGGTTGTTGGAAGCTATGGTAACGTTATAAAAGCAGTAAGTGGGTCACAGAATATAACAACTAATTTCGTAGCGCCATCAACGGGTAGTGGTCTTAATAATATAATTTCAACAGGAGGGGATTTTAATATAGGAACTTCTGACGCGAAGTCTTTTGATCTTACGACTAACAGTGTTTCTAGAGTAGCTATACTTTCCGACGGTAAAGTAGGGATTGGAACTACTAGTCCTAGCCAAAAGTTAGAAGTTGCAGGGAGGATTTAGTTCCGCATCAAATGGTAAGTTTTATATTACTCACGAAAGCGTTATAGATGCTGTTACACTTGACCACACAACTGGTAATGCAACTTTTGCAGGTACCGTTGCTGTAAATGGAACCAATGTAACAGTTGCAAATGCATCAAACCCTTATATATATATAAACGATACAAATGCTGGTGCTGGTATATTCCAGCAAGAAGGTAATACTACAAGAATAGGTTCTGACTCAAATACTCAAGTTGTACTTGTTCAAAACAATGCAACTGCAGTTACTATAGACACAAGTAAAAACGTCGGGATTGGGACGACGAGTCCTGATTATAAACTTGAAGTAAATGGTACATTAGGTGTAAATAGAACTGATGGTATTATTTTTGCAGGTAGTGCAGCAGCAGGTTATGGTAACAAAATAACTGCAGATACAAGTAACGACTTTATTTTTAGCACGTCTCTACCTAGTGCTCCATACACTGTTTCTGAAAAAATGCGTATTGCAAATAACGGAGCCACTACTTTTACTTCCACTGTAACCGCTACAAACTTCATACTATCTTCTGATGAAAGACTAAAAGAAAATGTTGAAAAAGTATGTGATAATAGAGTTAAAGCAGATTGGAAAACTTTTGAATTAAAAACAGAAAAAGGGCAGAAAAGATATGGTGTTATAGCTCAAGAGTTAGAAAAGACTAACCCTGAGTTTGTAAGAGAAGACAGTCAAGGATTTAAGTCTGTAGCTTATATAGATTTACTAATTGCTAAAATTGCTGAGTTAGAAGCAAGATTAGAAAAACTAGAAAAATAATGGCAGTACCAAATACAACTACTTTTACGCTGCAGAACGTTGTTGATGAGGTTAATCCAACGACAGATGATTTAGTTGATTGCTTCGCAGACGCAACAAGTTCTAGTTTTGATTCTAATTACAGTGGTAGTAAAAATAACTTACTTAATTTTAGAAACTATGGAGGTGAACAGTATTGGGATTATGCGGCCGGTACTCAATCAACACTTACTAATATATGCTCTTTATCATTAACTGAAATAATATATCAACAACATCCCACTGTTCAAGCTTTTGATTTTAATGATCCTATATATTCTGATACATCAGGAACACTTGCACCCGCAGGATGGTGGAAAGTTAGTATACTTTATAGGTACTGGACTGGATCAGCTTGGGCAGGATCAACATTATCGTGTTAAAATAAATAAATAAATAAATAAATAAACCAAAACTAAAACAAAAATTATGACAACTTACAATTGGAATTGCAAAACAGTAGATTGCTACCCAGAACAAGACAACGAAGCGGATGTAGTGTACAATGTGCACTGGATTGTAACAGGTGTATCAGATCAAAAAGATCCACAAGGTGACTTTTACTCAGCTACAAACATTGGAACACAAACTCTAGATACAAGCCAAATAACAAATTTCATACCATTTGATCAATTAACAAATGATGAAGTAGTTGCTTGGACTAAAGGAGCGATGGGTGACGAACAAGTTGCTAGCATTGAAGCGAGCATACAAAGTCAGATAGATAGTTTGATTACACCTACAAGTGTTACACTAACTATCGGAGAGCCTGTACCACCACAACCTGAGGTTGAAGAATCTCCTGAACCTGAAGCTGAAGAGTAGTTAGGTAAAAAAACTATAAAACAAGTAATAATATAATTACTAGTTATATAGGTACAATCAAATAAAATTTAATTAAATAAACTATGGATGCAATAGTTAAAAATCTAAACTTCGGAGAGAAGGCTAGAAAAAACGTCTATAAAGGTATAGACAAGCTAACTAAAGCCGTTAGCTCTACTTTAGGTGCTAGCGGTAAATGCGTGATGCTAGAAGATCACACAGGTAAACCCATTATAACAAAAGATGGTGTTACTGTGGCAGAATCTGTTATATTAAGAGATCCAGTTGAAAATATGGGGGCTACGCTTTTAAAAGAAGCAGCTCGTAAAACCGTAAAAGAAGCTGGTGATGGTACAACCACAGCTACAGTACTTGCTCACGCAATACTTACAGAGGCTTACGAAGTGTTAGATAAAACAAACACTAGAGCTTTAAAAGAGGGTATTGATAAATCTGTTGAAGCTGTTGTTGATTACTTGAAAGAAAGCTCTGTAGAAGTAACTGATGACATGCTAGATCAAGTAGCTACAATATCAACCAATAATGATCCTGAATTAGGTAAAATAATTGGTGATGCTTTTAGATTAGTTGATTTAACAGGTGTTGTTGTTATGGAACCGACAGAGGATAACGAAACCTCAGTTGAACTAGTTGAAGGTGTGGAGTATGACAAAGGACTTGTAAATTCACATTTTGTTACTAGTAAAACTAAAAGAGCAGCAGAGCTTGAAAACGCATTAGTATTAATAGTGGAATCACCAGTTGAGTCTATAAGAAAAATACAAAGTGTTTTAGAGTACGTTATAAAGAATAATAAATCTTTATTATAATAGCTGATTGCGAACAGAGTGTTATTTCTGCTTTAGCAATGAACAAGGTTAAAGGAAATATAAAAGTAAATATTATCAACGCGCCTACGTACGGTGTAAGTAAGAAAGATACATTAAATGACTTAGCTCTTTTAACAGGTGCTACAGTGATAAATGAGGATCTTGGAGATGATATGGACCTTATACAACCAGAATATCTAGGAAGTTGCTTAAAAAGCATTACAACAGATCTAGAGACTATAATACAGGTAGAGGAAAATAATCCAGATGTAGAAAAGTTAGTTAAGGACCTAAGAGATCAAATAGAAACTACTAAAAATCCTAACGAAGTCATAAGGCTTGAAAGAAGGCTTGGTAGAATATCAGCTAAAGTAGCTATAGTAAAAGTTGGTGCTAATTCTGAAATAGAATTAAAAGAAAAGCAGGATAGAGTCGAAGACGCTATATGCGCAACTAAAGCGGCTATAAAAGAAGGTATTGTTTCAGGTGGTGGTATTGCACTTTTAAATGCTTCAAGCAAAATAAAAGCAAGCACTATAGGAGAACAAGTTTTGTTAAAAGCTATAAAAGCACCGTTTAATACAATACTGAACAATGCTGGTATTGAAGAATACAAAAAACCTAAAAAAGAGGGCGAAGGTTTAGATGTTGTTACGGGTAGTACAGTTAACATGATAGGTTCCTGGTATTATAGATCCTTTATTAGTAACTAAAAGTGCGTTAAGAAACGCGGCATCTGTCGCTTCAACAATATTATCTACTGATTGTGTAATTAATAATTTAAGGATTGATGATAGCAATAGGTAGAAATTTAATAATAAATAAACATAAAGTAGGTACTGCTAAAACAAAAGGTGGTTTACTACTTGCTGAATCTCAAAGAGAGGATATACGTTATATACAGGCTGATGTTGTAAGTGTTGGTAACGAGGTTGAAGGTGTTAAAGCTGGGGATCAAATATACTACGATAAACACGCTGGTCACGGTATAGAACATAAGGGTGAAAAATATCACATTATAAGATTTCAAGATGTAGTTGTTGTTTTATGAAAAGGCTAGAAGCAAGGGACGTAAAAGATATGAACTTGTTGAAACACTATCGAATAATAAGACGGTGGGCTTGCAGAAACAACAACATTAATGATGCTGATTTAGAGCTATTAATATATCTTGATTGTATGGACCTGTTTTCAAAGTATGACTTTAAAATGGGTGTATACTCTTATAGTTGGGATAACAGGCGTTGGAACAGACTTTTGAAAGAAGGTTGGATAACAGTTTGGCGTCATAGAAATAGAAAGGATATAAAATATAGTATATATAAAGTATCTTTCAAGTGTAAGCAACTTATAAATAGAATATACAAAGTAATGCTAGGTGAAGAAGATATACCGACAGGTAAATCAAATAGTATTATAACAGGGGAAACTTACACTGATAAAGTGTTAAGAACATCAATAAGAAACATTAATAGAGATAAAAATAGATAATATGTACACACCACTAGATTTAAATGCTAAGCAAGAGGCTAACCTGAATGAAGGATTAAAAGCAGCTATAGAAGCTAAAGAAGGTAAAGGTGCACCAGCTCAAATGGGTTATGATGCCCCAGTGAATCAAGCGATAATCGACCCAATGACAGGTGTGCCGATATCAAAATTCCAACCATCAAACGAGATGGGTGGTGCTAGACAATTATTTTCAGATCAAACAAAACAAGTTGCTGATAATATGTTCGGTCAACAAGTGCCTGGAACTTTTGGTAGCGCGCTTGCAAAAAAGAACTGTAATAAAAAATATTAATATGAAAAACATTAAACAACTAAAAGCAGACTTAGCCGGTCAAATAGGTGAAAACGCTGTATGGGATGGGCCTTTAAGTAAAGAAGGTTTTCCAATGGGTAAAGGATCTAGCTCAGGTTCTCAAGGATTAGAAGTTAGTAAGGCGGACTGTGGATGCGGTAGTCATCAAATGCCTATCACTTTAAGAGCTAAGGCGTATAAGTAGATGAAGTTTAAGTATTTTACATACGATGAATTTGATTGCCCAAGCCTAAAAGGTAGTGGTGAAAAAGTGAGTGATGAGCTAATAAATATGTTAGACATTGTTCGTAAAAAGTATGGCAAATCAATAACTATAAATTCAGGCTATAGAACACCTGAGCATAATAAAGAGGTAGGTGGTAAACCTGGTTCATCTCATTTAAAGGGCTTGGCTGTTGATATTGCGTGTAAAAACTCTATTGATAGATTTAAACTCACTAGTATATTAATTGAGGTTGGTTTCAAGAGAATAGGCATGGGTTCAACATTTATACATGTAGACATTGATAAAGATAAATCACAAAACGTCCTTTGGACATACTAATATGAAATCACCTTTTTATATAACAGAAAGCTCGTACGAGAAAAGAAACAAAAAAATGCGTTCAAAGCATAAGGCTGAAACCGGTAAAACATTGGGTAGAAGGTTAACTGAAGGCACAAGCTCTAGAAGGGTTGGTTTTGCTTGTAGGTTTGCTGGAATGTCAGGGGCTATGAAAAATGCTAAAGGAGAACCTACTCCATATGCTAAAGCGCTTAAAAAATGGGGTTTTGGAAGTAGAGAAGCTGCTAGAAACTTTTGTCAAAAAAATAAATCTAAAAAATAAATATTATGGCGTTTAGAATAACACCTTTCTTTAACAAAGAAACAATTGAAGATCCAGTCATGGAAGCTTACGCTTCAAAGTATAAGAGAAGAAAAGAATTTGAAAAAACAGGTAAAAATAAAGTAGCTAAATCGGTTAAGACTGAAGGTATTTCTAAAGGAGTTAAATCAGATTCTACACCTAAAATAGATAAATCAAAACCTACTAAAAAAGAAGCTCCTAAATCCAAACGTGAAGTAAAAAGAGAAGATCGCAAAAACGAACGTAAAGCTAAAAGAAACGCTAGGTTGGATAAAAAAATAGCTAGACAAACTAAGGAAGGCATAGAAGCAGGGGATGGTGCAGAGAAAGGTATTAACTCAAAAGCACTAGCAAAAAGAAGAAGAGTAGATAAGCTTAAGGCTAGAAAAGCTAGAAATAATAAATAACAGTAGAGATCTGTAATAAAACTCAGCCAAACATTAACATTTAACATTTAACATTTAACAAAAAAACATTATGGCAAATTACATTAAAATTAAAGCTGCAGACGTAAATGTAGCTAACTTAACTTCTGATTTATTATTAGGAGAGATTGTATCAGTAGCACAAGGTTTAGCTAATGGTACTGGAGATGCAAACAAATTTACAGTTTACAACAGTATTGGAAAAAGTTTCTTATTTACTGTAACTGGAAAAGCTAAGGAATGGGCAGAAGCTGTTCAAAAAGCAATTACTGCTAATCCAGGTGGTATCATGTCAATTGTACAAAACAGTACAGGCGTTAAGATAACTGCAGTAGTTATAGCATAATTACTAAACAATATATAGCAGGGAGTTTAAAAGCTCCTTGCTATTATATTATAAACTAAAAAATTCATGGCATTTAAACTGGACAATCCACCTTATTCAATTAACAATACACCTATATATAGAGTAGATATGGAGGATAATGTCTTAGGTAAAGCCAACAACAATGGTACTATAATACTTAATAAGAATTTAAGTGCCGATAAAGAACAAAGTGTTATAGATCACGAAATGGTACATATATGCCAAATGAAGCGTGGTGACTTAGACTATGACAATAATTACGTTTATTGGAAAGGTAAAAAATATTCAAGAGCTCAAATGAAAGAAGGAGCTAAAAACCTACCTTGGGAAGCTGAGGCGTATAGAAATTCATAAACAAACTAAAAAATAAATAAATAAATAAATTATGGCTTATAAACAATCACCAGGTAGAATGAACATGCCTAAGACAGGAAGAGGATTATCACCAAACTTATTAGAAGATCCAAGCCCAAAGAAAAACACAGATGGAATTTTTGGTGGCGACACTATATTAGGAGACGAAAACAAGGATGGTAATATGGTTACAAGAGGTTTAAAAAAAGTTGGGGATAACCTCAAGAAATTAGATAAAAATCTTGATACTAGCAGAAGCAAAACGAGACCTATTACTAAAAATGGTAAATTAAACTACGACCCTAACCGTATGTAATGAAAAAAATATTAGAATTTTTCAGTACTAAAGTTTTTAAACAGGTAGGTGATGTGGTTGACAACCTATTCACTAGCGAGGAAGAAAGATTAAATGCTAGAAATGAAATATTTAAAGTGTTACAAGATGCTCAGCTAGAACTCCAAAAAATGCAGACTGAGATTATTGTAGCTGAAGCTAGTGGTAATTGGTTACAGAGAAGTTGGAGACCAATACTTATGCTTTCGTTTGGTTTTATAATTATATACACTAAATTTATATCACAACTATCAGCACAGCTAATAACACCTACATTAGAACCTCAATTTTGGGGTTTACTGGAAATAGGTATTGGAGGTTATGTAATAGGTAGGAGTGGTGAAAAAATTGTGGACAAACTAGGGCCACTATTCAATAAAAATAAATAAATAAAAAAAATGGGACAATACGCAAATCAACCAGACTTTGGCACTTTTGCTACTAGTGTAACTAAAAACGACACAATAAGTGTAGCAACTAACTTAAAAAGTTCTTGCTTGTACGTAGGAACCGGTGGTGATGTAAAGGTAATACTTTCTGGTGTAACAGGGGCTTCTGGCTCAGGGCTTCCAACAGCTAACGAAGCTATTATATTTAAAAACGTTCAAAGTGGATCGGTTTTAAATGTGATTGTGGACTATGTTTTATCTACAGGTACTACTGCTACTGACATAGTAGCTTTGAAGTAAATAAAGTATAGTAATTACGTAATGAGTAATTTTACAATAAACAGTGTGATTATATATAAAAATAACCAATTAAATTAAATAAAATGGGAAAATTAACAGAAGAACAATTAAAATCAGTAAAAGAAGGACAAGGAAAGGTTAACGCTATATTAGTTGAAATCGGTTTCTTGGAAGCTAAAAAAGCAGAATTCTTAGGAGCACATTTTGAAGCTGCTAAAGCGTTAGAAGAAATTAAATCAGAATTAAAGGAACAATACGGTGATATCACTGTAAACTTAGCTGATGGATCTTTTGAAAAGGTAGAAGCTGAAGAATCAAAAACTCTTCAAGTAGCGGAATAGTGAGTTCTATTATAAGAAAGATAAGCATAGGTTCAGACTACAAAAATGATGCGATGCATTACTCTGTAGGTCAAGAAGTTTATGGCGGTCACAGGATAGCTTATATACTGCTAGACGAAGAAGACAATTCTTATAATATACATATCAAAAAAAACAATGAGGTAATGCCATGGAAGAAGTTTAATTCTAACATGGCAATATCCATTGAGTATGATCTTCAGTATTGATGAGAAGTGTATATGACTTTATTGTAGAACCAGTAGGAGAAAGATACGACAACGAGTTAAAAATAGGTGACAAGAAATTAGTTTTAAATTCCAAAATAGAAAGTCACAAATTTATAAATAATAAAGCTAAAGTAATATCTGTGCCAATAGCCTTTAAAACCCCTATAAAAGTAGGTGATGAGGTTATTATTCACCACAATGTATTTAGAAGATACTACAACCAAAAAGGTAAAGAGGTAAATAGCAGTAAATACTTTAAAGATAATAAATATTTTTGTCAATTAGATCAAATATATTTATATGGTAAAGACAACTCGTGGAAACCTTTCAATAATAGATGCTTTGTGGCACCTATAATTAGTAAGGATGAGTTAGAGTTAAAGAAGCGTAAAAACCATATTGGAATACTAAGATATGGTAATAGCTCCTTAGAAGCTCTTAAAATAAACAAAGGAGATGTTATAGGTTTTACACCTAACAGCGAATTTGAATTTGTCGTTAACGATGAATTATTATATTGTATGAAATCAAAAGACATTGTAATTAAATATGAGCACAAAGAAAACCAAGCTCAATATAATCCAAGCTGGGCAAAGAGCAGTTGAGGAATTAATAAAAGTAGCTAAGGAACCTATAGTAGATTCAGGTGATGATATAACTGCTGATAGATTGAAGAACGCAGCAGCTACAAAGAAACTAGCTATATTTGATGCTTTTGAGATACTCACTCGAATAGAAGAGGAGAAGAGTATGATAAATGATACTGAAAACGCTAAAGAAAAACCTTTTAAAGGTTTTGCGGAAGGGAGGTCTAAATGATGTACGAGCAGACATTAGTAAAAACACTAGATAATTATATTAAGCCATCAGTTATAAAGAAAAATAACAGACACAAAAAGTGGAGTTATGGTTATAATCCTGATCACGATATAGTTATAATAAGTAAAGACGGAACTTTAGGTGATGTCATACAAATACAAAACCTAGTTATAGGTTTACCTTTAGAACCTGAAAACATATACGAGCGTTCGAGAAAAAAACAAGAGCAAAAATGGGAAAAGTTAGATTACCCTAAAGAGCTTTTAAAGATAAAGAGCGTATTTGACTGGGAGAAATATCCTAACGCATTTAAAGAAAAGTGGTATGATTATATTGACGAAGAGTTTAAAAGAAGAGAGCAAGGTTTTTGGTTCAAAAATAATGGTAATAGTAACTATATTACTGGCACTCACTATATGTTCTTGCAGTGGTCCAAGATTGATGTTGGGGCAGCAGACTATAGGGAATCAAACAGACTATTCTTTATATTCTGGGAAGCTTGTAAATCAGATGTTCGTTGTTACGGAATGTGCTATCTTAAGAACAGACGGTCAGGGTTTTCTTTCATGGCCTCAGGCGAAACGGTTAATCAAGCTACAATATCAACAGACTCCAGATTCGGCATTTTATCAAAGTCTGGTCAGGATGCAAAAAAGATGTTTACAGATAAGGTCGTACCCATCTCAGTTAACTATCCGTTCTTCTTCAAACCAATCCAGGACGGTATGGACAGGCCGAAGACGGAGCTTGCGTACAGGGTCCCGGCCTCCAAACTTACGCGAAAAAAACTTGACGAAGGTATCGCCTCCGAAGAAAGACAAGGGCTCGATACGACGATCGACTGGAAAAACACCGGGGACAACTCGTACGACGGGGAAAAATTAAAACTATTAGTCCACGATGAAAGTGGTAAGTGGGAAAGACCTGATAATATACTAAACAACTGGAGGGTTACTAAAACTTGTTTACGTTTAGGTAAAAGAATAGTAGGAAAGTGTATGATGGGTAGTACATCGAATGCTTTAGAGAAAGGTGGTTCTAATTTTAAAAAATTATATTATGCTTCAGACGTCAGGGAGAGAAACCGCAACGGACAGACTAGCTCAGGATTATATAGTTTGTTCATACCTATGGAATGGAATTACGAAGGATTCATCGATGCTTATGGAGTACCTGTATTCGATACGCCAAGTGAAGAAACTGTCGATCCAAGTGGTGAATTAATAACCACAGGAGTAATAGAGCATTGGGAAAATGAAGTAGATGGTTTAAAAAGTGATCAAGACGGTTTAAACGAATACTACCGTCAGTTTCCAAGAACAGAAAAACATGCTTTTAGAGATGAAGCAAAATTATCTCTATATAACCTAACTAAGATATATGAACAGATAGATTTCAATGAAGAGGTTAGAAACAAAGAGCTTAGTAACAAGAGGTAGTTTCCAATGGAGGGGCGATGTTAAAGACACTATGGTTGAATTTAAACCAAACAACAATGGTAGATTTTACGTGTCTTGGATTCCATCGATGAACTTGCAAAACAATGTTATTATAAAAAATGGTCTTAAATATCCTGGTAACGAGCATATAGGCGCTTTTGGGTGTGATAGCTACGATATATCAGGAACAGTAGATAAAAGAGGATCTAATGGGTCTCTGCATGGTTTAACTAAGTTTAATATGGATAATGCTCCATCTAACATGTTTTTTTTAGAGTATATAGCTAGACCGCAAACAGCTGAGATATTTTTTGAAGATGTTTTAATGGCATTACATTTCTATGGTATGCCAATACTAGCAGAGAATAATAAACCTAGATTACTATATTATTTAAGAAGAAGAGGTTATAGAAACTTCTCTATAAATAGACCTGATAAAGCATATAACAAATTATCTGTAACTGAAAAAGAAATTGGTGGAATACCAAACTCTAGTGAAGATATTAAACAAGCCCATGCAGCTTCTATAGAAACATATATAGAAGATCATGTTGGTTATACTGGAGAAGGTTATGGACAAATGTACTTTCAAAGAACACTTGAAGACTGGGCAAGATTTAATATAAATAATAGAACAAAGCATGATGCTACGATAAGTTCTGGACTTGCTGCTATGGCTTGTAATAAAAATAAGTATTCACCAGTATACAGAACACAAAAGAAAAAAGTGCAATTATCTTTTAATCGATATGACAACAACGGAAGTATTTCAAAAATAATAAAATAAATGATTTATACTAACACAAACAGTTCTTTCCCTAGTCAGGTAGTACCAGACGCAGAAAAGCAAACCTTAGAATATGGTTATGCTGTAGGTAGAGCTATTGAAAATGAATGGTTCAAGGGTGATAGAGGTACTAATATTGGTGGTAGATTCGCAAGCAATTGGCAATACTTTCACAAATTAAGATTATACGCCAGAGGAGAACAATCCGTGCAAAAGTATAAAGATGAATTATCTATAAACGGTGATTTAAGCTATTTAAATCTAGACTGGAAACCTGTAGCTGTACTGTCTAAGTTTGTTGACATTGTTGTTAATGGGATGACAGATAAGGGATACGAAATAAAGTCGTTTGCTTCAGATCCTTTCGCTGTAAAAGAAAGAACACAACACGCCTCTGATTTAGCTGAAGATGCTTTTTCACAAGACTTAATACAAGAAGCACAGCAAAATTTTGGAATTGACTTAAGTAGAACTAATGTACCTAAAGATCAATTACCTAAAAGTAAGGAGGAACTTGAGTTACATATGCAACTAACATATAAGCAGGCTGTAGAAATAGCTGAAGAAGAGCTTATAAACAATGTGTTAGATTATAATAAGTATGAAGAGGTAAAGAAAAGAGTAGCATACGATTTAGTAGTATTAGGTGTTGGAGCAAGTAAAACTGATTTTAATTTAGCTAATGGAGTTACTGTTGATTATGTAGATCCAGTTAACTTGGTTTACTCATACACTGAAGACCCTAACTTTGAGGATATATATTATGTAGGTGAAGTAAAAAGTGTTTCGTTGGAAGAAGTTAAAAAACAATTTCCAGACTTAACAGATGAGGATCTTATAGAGATACAAAGATTTCCAGGTGACTCTAGCTATAATAGAAGTTTCAATGGCCAAGACGGTAACTACGATAACGTACAAGTACTTTATTTTGAATACAAGACATATAGTAATCAAGTATTTAAAATAAAACAAACAGATCAAGGTTTAGAAAAAGCTTTAGAAAAAGACGATACTTTTGATCCACCCGAAAGTGATAACTTTAATAGAGTTAGTAGATCTATAGAGGTATTATATAGTGGTGCTAAGATATTAGGCTATGAAAAAATGCTAAAATGGGAGTTAGCAGAAAATATGACTAGACCTTTTAGTGATCAGACTAGAGTTAACATGAACTACACTATATCTGCTCCTAGGATGTATAAAGGTAGAGTTGAAAGTATAGTCAGTAAGACTATTGGTTTTGCTGATATGATACAATTAACTCATTTGAAGATACAACAGGTATTAGCGCGTATGGTGCCAGACGGTGTCTTTGTGGATGTAGATGGATTAGCTGAGGTTGATTTGGGTAACGGAACAAACTATAATCCGCAAGAAGCTCTTAATATGTACTTCCAAACTGGTAGTATTGTTGGTAGATCATTAACACAAGATGGTGATCCTAACAGAGCTAAAGTGCCTATACAAGAATTACAAACATCGTCAGGTATGAGCAAGATACAAGCGCTTATACAAACTTATCAGTATTACTTACAAATGATAAGAGATGTCACAGGGCTTAATGAAGCTAGAGATGGTAGTCAACCAGCAAAAGACTCTTTAGTTGGTTTACAAAAACTAGCAGCAGCCGCATCAAACACAGCTACTAAACATATACTTCAATCATTAATGTATATCACTGTTAGGATATGTGAGAATATAAGTCTAAGAGCGGCTGATATGTTGAACTTCCCTTTAACTAAAAACGCTTTAATGAACTCTATAAGTAGTTTTAATGTAAACACTTTAGAGCAAGTGGAAAAACTAAACATGCACGAGTTTGGTATATTCTTGGATTTAGAGCCTGATGAAGAAGAAAAACAAATACTAGAAAGAAATATACAGATAGCATTACAGTCTGGAGGTATTGACCTTGAAGATGTTATAGATTTAAGACAAATATCTAATATTAAGTTAGCTAACCAAATGCTTAAAATAAAACGTAAGCAGAAAATGGAGGCTGATAGAAAAGCTCAAATGGAGAATATACAGGCTCAAGCTCAAGCAAATGCTCAGGGTGCTGAAAAAGCTGCTATGGCTGAGGTTCAAAAGCAACAAGCATTAGCTCAAACAACTCTTCAAATAGAACAAGGTAAGTCTCAATTTGAGATGCAACGTATGCAGACTGAAGCTCAGATAAAAAAAGAGCTTATGGCCGAAGAGTTTAACTATAATATTCAGTTAGCTAAAGCCAGAGCTGATGCTGAAAAAGTAAAAGAAAAAGATATAGAAGATCGTAAAGACGAAAGAACTAGAATACAAGCTACACAACAATCAGAGCTTATAGCACAACGTCAGAACGATGAACTACCCAAGAATTTTGAGTCTTCAGGTTTTGACTCACTAGGTGGTTTCGGATTAGAACAATTCGACCCTAGATAAAAAAACTTTATTAATTTTATATTATTATATTATGTCAGAACAAACAGTAAAACAAGAGGGTGAATTTAAATTAAAAAAAAGAAAGACACCTAAAAAATTAGCTACACCAGAAAACAATGTTACTAAGGTTAGCATGAAAGAGCCTTTAATCGAGACAGAACCAGATATCACAAAGGTAGTAATAAAAAAAGAAACTGATGCCATTCAAACACAAGCGACAGATGATAGCGATGTTATTGTCAAAAAACCCGAAAACAGTTCAAACGGCGAAGCAGTGGTTAAAGAAATACGGGAGTCCGAAGAAGAAGTAGATTCACCAATACAATTAGTAAGTGAAGATGATAACGAAGAGGCTGATAAAGTAACCACTGAATATAAAGAAGCTGTAAGAGATGAAAAAGTATTAGGCAAGCCTTTACCTGAAAACATCGAAAAACTAGTAAACTTTATGGAGGAGACTGGTGGAGATATAAATGATTATGTTAGGCTCAATGCCGATTACTCAAACATCGATAATGAGACGCTATTAAAAGAATACTATAAACAAACAAAACCTTATTTAGAAGGTGACGATATAAGTCTTTTGCTAGAAGATTTTTCATATGATGAAGATATTGACGAGCAAAGAGATATACGCAAGAAAAAACTTGCATTTAAAGAAGAAGTTGCAAAAGCTAGGAACTTTTTAGAGGAAACCAAGAGTAAATATTACGATGAGATCAAGTTGAGACCAGGCGTAACTCAGGACCAACAAAAAGCAACTGACTTTTTTAACCGATATAACGAAGAGCAGAAAGCTGGTAAAGCAAAACACTCGGATTTTTTAAAACGTACTAACGAACTATTAACTGATGATTTCAAAGGTTTTGATTTTAATGTTGGTGAAAGTAAATTTAGATACAGCGTGAAAAATCCACAAAAGGTAGCAGAAGCACAATCTGATATCTCTAATTTCATTGGGACGTTCCTAAATGATAAAGGAGAGGTTAAAGATACTAAAGGTTACCACAAAGCTTTATACGCTGCTAGAAACGCTGATACTATAGCACAACATTTTTATGAGCAAGGCAAAGCTGATGCTGTTAGAGATGTTATGGTCAAATCAAAAAACATTTCAACTGAACCTAGAAAAACTAGTAGTGGTGACGTGTTTATTAATGGTTTAAAAGTTAGAGCTATTTCCGGTGCTGATTCTTCAAAATTAAAAGTAAAAACTAGAAAATTTAACTAACAAAATTAAACAAAAATGAGTTTAAGTCCAACATTTGGTTCATTGAAACCATCTCAAAAACAAGAAATTTTAGATAGCAATTATCTAAAGTTTAACGACGGAGGTGCAGGTAATACTGATACTTTCGCACAACAATACTTACCAGAAATCTACGAACAAGAAGTAGAGCGTTACGGAAACAGAACTTTATCTGGATTCTTAAGAATGGTAGGTGCTGAAATGCCAATGACTTCTGATCAAGTAATTTGGTCTGAGCAAAATAGATTACATATCTCTTACGAAGGATGTACTAGTGGTGTAGCAGGAACAACAAGTACAATTACTATCCCAGTTGCTTTAAACCCAGCTGATCCTAAAGATTACGTTGCAAACGTTGTATCTCCTGGAGCTACTATCGTTGCTATGGATTCAACAGGTTTTGAAATCAAAGCTGTTGTAATTTCATCTAACTTAACAACTGGAGCTTTAGTTGTAAGTCCTTACTCTGCTGCAACCATCGCTGGTTTAGCTGCTACAGGTGTAAAGATTTTTGTATTTGGATCTGAATATGGAAAAGGTTCATCTACACCTAACTCTACTGTAAGCGCAGGAGCTGCTGACGGGTATGTATCTGTAGATCCTTCTTTCACTCAATTTTCTAACTCACCAATCATCATCAGAAATAAATACGTTGTAAACGGATCTGATATGGCTCAAATCGGTTGGGTAGAAGTTGCTACTGAAGACGGAACATCTGGATATTTATGGTACTTAAAAGCTGAGTCTGAAACTAGACTACGTTTTGAAGACTACCTAGAAATGTCTGTAGTAGAAGGAGAAAAAGCTACAGGAGCTGGCGCTGGATCAGCTGCTGCTGCTGGGTATAAAGGTACTCAAGGTTTATTCGCTGCTATCGAAGATAGAGGTAACGTAAACGTAGGGTTTACTGCTTCTGCAGGTCTTGATACTTTCGATGATATCTTGAAAAATTTAGATACTCAAGGAGCTATTGAAGAAAACATGTTATTCTTACAAAGACAAACGTCTTTAGATTTTGACGATATGTTAGCTGCAATCTCTGGAGGTGCTCAAGGTGGTACTGCTTATGGATTATTTGAAAACTCTGAAGAAATGGCATTGAACTTAGGTTTCTCTGGATTCAGAAGAGGTTCTTATGACTTCTATAAGACTGACTGGAAATACTTAAACGATGCTTCTACTCGTGGAGCTATGACTGGAACTTCTTCTATCGAAGGTGTATTAGTACCAGCTGGAACTTCTACGGTTTATGATCAAGTATTAGGTACAAACATCAGACGTCCTTTCTTACACGTAAGATATAGAGCTTCTCAAGCAAATGACAGAAGAATGAAGCAATGGGTAACTGGTTCTGCCGGTGGAGCTTCTACATCTGATCTAGATGCTATGGAAGTAAACTTCTTATCTGAAAGATGTTTATGTGTACAAGGTGCTAACAACTTTGTATTATTCAAAGGTGTGTAATCACTAAATAACAAATGTAATTCTTACCCTCGTTGAACTAACGGGGGTAATTATTACCCTTATAAACTATTTAATTATATTATATTATGGCTGCAAAAAAAGCACCAGCAAAGAAAGTTGAGGTTGCTCCTCAGCAAGAAGTAGTAGCAAAAGCTCCTACAAAAACACAACCAGCTAAACCAAGTTGGGAAATAAAAGATAGAACATACGTATTAAATTCTAATAAATCACCAATAACATTTACAATACCTAGTAAACACACGTCAAAACACGCTTTACTACACTTTGATAAAAACACTGGTGAACAAAAAGAAATAAGATATGCAACAAACCAATCTTCTCCGTTCGTAAAAGAGCAACAAGGTGAAGCTACTTTAGGTCACATTATATTTAAAGATGGTGCGTTATTTGTTCCAAAAGAAAAACAAAATCTTCAAAAAGTATTATCTTTGTATCACCCTTTGAAAAATAGATTATACAAAGAACTTGATCAAGTTGAGATAGCAGAAGATGAACTAGATATATTAGAACTCCAAATTGATGCTTTAAATGCCGCGAGAGGTATGGATATAGACCATGCTGAAGCAATATTGAGAGTTGAGTTAGGATCTAAGGTGTCTAAGATGAGTTCTAAAGAGCTAAAAAGAGATTTACTATTGTTTGCTAAGATGAGTCCAGGTTTGTTCTTAGATTTAGCTAATGATGAAAATGTACAATTAAGGAATTTTGCAATACAAGCCACTGAGGCTAATATCATAAACTTGTCAGATGACCAGAGATACTTTACTTGGGCTAGTAACGGGAGAAAATTAATGGAAGTTCCTTTCGATGAAAATCCTTATTCAGCATTTGCATACTTCTTAAAAACAGATGAAGGTGTTGAAATATATAAATCTATAGATAAAAAGATTAATTAACAGGTAATAATATATAGGGGCGGGTAAAACCGCTCCATATATTTAAATATAAAATAATGGCAATAAACGTAAATACTGTATATCAAACCGTTTTGTTGATACTAAATAAAGAGCAGCGTGGATATATGACACCTGTAGAGTATAACAGAATAGCTACACAATCACAACTTGACATATTTGATCAATACTTTGATGATTTAAACCAACAGTTACGAGTGCCACAAGTCGATCTAGATTACTCAGATAGACAGTTAAACATAGATGAGAAAATATCTCCGTTTAAAACATTTGGAAGCTGCACTTATAATGCTGGAACTTGGCAGTTGCCAACTACGGATACTTACTCAAACACAATACTCTATGATGGTCAAGAGCCTGGCGCTAGCCAAGTCTCTTTCTACAAGTTAGGTACTGTAACATATAATCCTTCTATTGGATTACCAGTAGAGCTACAGAGATTACCACGTAGTGAATTTTACAATATAGAAAAATCACCACTAACAGCATCAACAAAAGACTTTCCTACATATTTATACGAGAATAAAAAACTATACGTTAGGCCAACTAGCATAAATCAAGCTGGTAATATAACTGTAGACTTTTTAAGAAAACCACTTAACGTAAGGTGGGGTTATTATTCTGGAAGCGTAGGTCAGTATATATACGACCCAACTATTTACAATCCAAGTCTTTTAAACAAAGGAGGGTCTTTAACTAGCAGTATAACTACACCTTTAGCTAGTGGAACAGCAGGAACCTACACGCCAACTTTTACAGGAGGATCTGGTAATGGTTTAACTTTAAGTGCTGTAGTTACAAATGCAACTACCGTCTCTGTCAATATAGTATCACCTGGCACTGGATATGCTATTGGTGATGTTATTACTATAAACAATGGTCAACTTGGTAGCGGATCTCAAAAACCAGTTATAACTTTAAAAGCATCAGACTTTAACGGTGGTAGTACTTATGGTTCTACAAATTTTGAACTTCAAGAATCAGAACAAACTAGACTTATACTTAAAATATTATTGTATGCAGGTATAATAATAAGAGATCCCCAGATAGTGCAAGCAGCCGCTAGCGAAGTACAACAAAACGAAATAAATCAAAAAAGCTAATAAGATATGCCTTTACCAAATGGTGGTTTAATAACCGAAAACAATAGACAATACTACGAGGGTGCACAAGGTTTCACGGGAAAAGCTTCTGGTGATTTAACTGGACAGAGTTTTACCACCACTTTCGATACTAATCTAGTATTTTACTCTACTGTAACGACTGACCCACAATACGCTTTAAACAATTTTAAGGTTTATGTAAGCCCAACTGGTGTTGGTGGTAGTTTTACAGAGGTTACAGCTTACACTGTGTCGAATAACACCGTGACTATAACTGGAGCTATAGCAGCGAGCGCAACTGTAGTTGTTCAGTTAAAAAGACTAGATGGTGGAGTATATGGTAATACAGCTTCCGAAAAAGCTTATGGAAATACCACCGAAGATAACTACGGGTCTTATGGTTACATTAAGTTGAATGACATAATAAATAACTTTATAGTCGCATATATTGGTAACGGTAAATTAATACCTAGCTGTAAGAGAACAGATATTATATTTCACGCTAAACGCGCAATGCAAGAGTTTAGTTATGATACGCTTAAAAGCATAAACTCTCAAGAATTAACAATACCTAATAACCTTAGTGTTATAATGCCTCAAGACTACGTTAACTATGTTAGCATGTCTTGGTACGATAGTCAAGGTATTGCTCACAAAATATACCCAACAAAACTAACAACAAACCCATATCAAACACCCGTACAGGATAGTGAAGGTCAACCTACTCAAGATGCTAACAGTGACAACATTGAAAGTACTTCAGTGGTTGAGGAAAGATGGAAAAGTAACTTTTACAAAAATGACCAATCAGCTGACATTGACAACGCTTTAGCTAACGGTCTTTACGGCAACGGAGTTGGTTATGGTTATGGAGGGGTTTACGGTTTAGATCCTCAATACGCAAACGCTAATGGTTGGTTCACTATAAATGATAGAGAAGGTAAATTTTCTTTTTCATCTAACTTAGTTGATAAATTAATAGTTTTAGAATATATATCTGATGGTTTGTCTTCTAGCTTAGACACTAGAATACCTAAAATGATTGAAGAAGCTATGTATGCTTATATTTCACATGCTATAATTTCTACTAGAATAAATCAACCAGAGTATATTGTACAAAGACTTAAGAAAGAAAAGTCTGCAAAACTTAGAAACGCAAAGATAAGATTATCTAACATAAAGCTTGATGAAATAGTTCAAACTATGAGAGGTAAATCTAAATGGTTAAAACACTAGAATTAAATGGCTGAAGTTAAAAATGCTTTCATAAAATCCAAGATGAATAAAGACTTGGATTCTAGACTTATACCTAATGGAGAGTATAGAGATGCTAAGAATATACAAGTCAGTAGATCTCAAGGTGAAGATGTAGGAGCTTTAGAAAATATACTCGGTAACGCTGTTACTGTAAACGGTGATTTTGCTTTAGACGCTGGCGTTATTGCTACAGGCTCTGATGTTTTAACTAGCAGTATAACTACTTCACTCTCTAATGGTACAGCGGGAGCTTATAATCCAACATATTCTGGAGGTTCTGGTAGTGGCTTAGTTTTAAGCGCTACCGTTACCAATGCCACAACAGTATCTATAAACGTTGTAGCGTCTGGCTCAGGTTATTCTGTAGGAGATGTTATCACTGTAAATTCAAACCAACTAGGTACTGGTTCGTCTGGACCAGCAATAACACTTAAAGCTTCTGATTTTAATATTGAGTGTATAGGTTATGTTGTAGACGAATCTACTAGTTTTGTTTATTTATTTTTTACAAATTATACAGATCCTTACTCTGGAGATGTATCTACTTACAGTACGGCAGCTAGAAATTTTATATATTCTTACAACATTTTAAGTAATCAAAGAGTTAAATTACTTGAAGGTGCTTTTTTAAACTTTTCTACAAACAAACCCATTATAGGTGTTAATCTACTAGAGAACCTTTTATTTTGGACAGACAATAGAAATCAACCTAGAAAAATAAATACAAGTATAGCTATAAGCAACGGTGTATCATACTACAATAGTGAAGATAAAATATCTGTTGCTAAATATAATCCATACCAATCAATAGAGCTTTTAAAACCAAGTACAACAACTGGCGTAACAACAGTAACAACATTTACAACAGCTGGTATAACGGATAGTAATATACTTCCTGTAAACAGTGCTGCTGGTATAGTTGTTGGTAAAGGTGTTACTGGTACACAGGTAGAGGCTAACACGTATGTAACAGGTGTTAATGGTTTAAACATAACAGTTAACAAACTTCAAACTATAACTAGTGGAACAAATATTAAATTTGCAGATTCAGAAACAACTATGTACAATGTTTCTAACGAATTTTTACCACCCCAATCCAACGCTTTTGTTAATGACACCTCGGTAAACAATACCGACACTTTTAATATTGACAATGTAAAGGGTGCAATCAGCGCTGGTCTTTTTGTAACAGGTGAAGGTGTTGTAGCTAATACTACTGTTGTTAGCTATAATGATACAGCTAAGGAATTAGTTGTTAGTTCTAACCAAACACTTGATGATAATACTAAATTAAGTTTTTATCAAAAAAACCCATACTATAACGCTAACTTTTCAGGAGATCCACAGTATTTGGAAGACAAATTTGTTAGATTTAGTTATAGATTTAAATTTGTAGATGGTGAATATTCTTTAATAGCGCCATTTACTCAAGCAGCTTTTATACCTAAGCAAGACGGTTGTTTTCTAGTTGGAGATGAAGATCAAACGGTTGCAAGTACAATTGTTGAATTTATGGAGAATAAGGTGGATGAAATAGACTTACAAATACCACTACCATCAACTTCTAACAATTTAGAGAGTAATTACTTAATAACAGACAT